CCACAAATTCTTGTAGTCGACGTACGACAAATACGCGGCTATTTGGCGCAACACTTCTTCCGGTAAGAGGTCTAGCATTTTTTTGTGGGGCACACACACACGTGTAGCACTTTATATATATATATACCGCGATTCGTGTGCGCGCGCACACAACAATAAAACGATGGAAACCAAATGTCTCGATTCGCAAAAAAATGTCATCGACACACCCAAACGACAGCCGGAAACTGTTCGTTTCAATCAAGATGGATTTTTCAACGAAATACGTGACTTTTATCGCATCCTACCTTGGTTCAAAGAAAAGGTCAACGACATTTATTTGTGCGTTCAAAATTTAGCCGCCGAATCGCTCATCATCTTGCAAGACTCGCTTCGCGACGATCAGGGAAACACCTATCATCGAGCCAACAAGTTCTATTTCGACGTGCAGAGCGTCGCTCGACGTAAATCCCAACAGGGAAACGTCACCACCGTCGTTCATAAAAACGTCGAATACCGATTCATCGTCGGCATCATCACCCAGTACGGACTTTTCCGACAAAACGAAGAGATTTTCAACGCTCAGCAACAGTATCTCGTCAATTGGAAGCACAACATCAGGACCGATGAAATTCAACGCATTCTCGACGCCAACGTCGACGTCGAAACGTACGGCCAGTTTTTCAAGAGCTACATCAAATGTCGTCTCGACATGGACTGCGACTATGTTCGGCGCGTCATCAACGTCTTTGCCGAACGCTTCACCGTAGGCCGTCAATTCATCGACGAAATGTGTCGATTCGTTATATTTTTGAATCCCAAACTGTCGATCGTCCACGAAAGTGTCTTTGTCAAACGATTCAAAAAAAAGTACTACAATCCTGAAATGTTGCCCTTTATGAACGAGTACGATAAACTGGGAGAATTGTACAACGATGCCGCCACGCCGGTCGAAACTCTCCAGCACGTTAGCCGGCAATTGTACGATCAATGGGTGGAAACCCGACGCGAATGCATCGATTCCCTACTGGTCAACAACAGCAGCGTCAAAATGAATTACGGCGGCAGGACCAAAATGGTTTCGTCCAAAATTAAATTCGTCCAATTACCCAGCTGGAAAACGGTGTGCAAAAACGCCACGCATCTCGTCGACGTCGCCGAAGAGGACATTGTCTACATGCAAGACGGCAACGACATTTACGGATTTTCTATCGGCCAAATGTTTCACATTATCGAACACGAAAGTGGCGTCAATCCGTACACGCGAGTGCATCTCGATCGACGCGCTCTTCAGCGTTTCCTCGACACGTACGTCAAACCGCCATCTACAACCACCACCAATAGTACCGATAACGCTCACATTATCGCCGCCGACGATGACGACCAAGTCAATCAGTTGGTCCTTCTCATTGAAAAACATTTAGCCTTCCACGAACGTCTCTGCATGCACTGTCGTCAGCACAAGGCCAAAGACGCCGTTTTTATCGAAACGTACGAAACCGATTTTCCAATCATTCATTTCTGCAGTAGCGAATGTATGGCCGCCTATTCACTCGAAGAATTTAGAGCTATTCAAATCTAAAAATAAATGGTCAATTACATGATGGAACCCGAAGAGAGCGCCGAACAACATCGTAATCGCGTCGTCGTCGGCATAGATAACACGCTCTACGCTTCCGTCAGAGACGCGTACGACGGTCGATATCGATGGATCTCTCTCAGTTACAATTAGTTATTTTCGTCGTCGTCCAACAATTTGCGTTTGTACTGAGTGCCGCACGTGTCGTCGTTTTCAATCAGTTTCTTGGATTTCAAAAACAGTTCAATGAGACGACACAATTCAATGCGACTCAGAGCGTGATCTACGGGAAATTTCAGTTTATTTTCAATCAATTTAATCAGCTCGGATTTGTGCCAATTGACGCAGCGACGACCGCTCTTGATTTTACGTCGATCAGCGGCGGCGGCGGCACCACCGCTACAACCATCACCTTTTTTACTACTACTACTCCTACTACTACTTTTATCATTGTCAGTTATCTTGATGCAAAATTCACCGAGATCGCGATTCTCCTGCCCGTAGCATCCGTACTCGTTATTTTCAAACTGTACTTTTCGAGCTTGAAAATAATCGTCCACCACCCGAGTGTCGCACTCGTAACCCGTTCTCTTGTCCACGCAAAACGAATCGCCGCGACGCAAATGGTAGCCCAAACGGTGATCGTCTTCGTACACGCTCGACTTGTAGTGCAACCACACGGTGCGCTGCAGAGCCACGTGCGCTTCGGGTCGCGTGCACCTCAATCGCAACACGTTTTTCAACAACATGCGCTGCAAAAACGTCGGCATATTGATCAAGAAATTCTTGTCGTTCTGAAAACGTTTCACGTCGGCCACGAAATTGCGTCGCAAATACGTGCACATGCTCAACGCCGCCGTCGTGTGCATTGGTTTCGATTCGTATTTACTCAACAAGTAGTCGTAGAAATTGGCTCGCTTTCGGTCGTACAACGTCGTCAAATAGACACCCGTGTCGTCGTAGCGAACGTGAGATGCGTTGCCTCGAGGATTCACCATCACCACGTACGTGTTGACCACGTGCTTGATCAGTTGAACCAATTGCATGCGCGTCACGTCCAGCGGCTGAGTAGCACTTTCGAATTCCGACCACGGAACGCACCAACGACGACGAAACAGGTCACGCAACCACTCGAAATGACGAGTCCATTCTTTGGAACCCGTGTAGAAATGAAGATCGTAGTTGCGCGTGATGGAAAACGCTTCGTCACCTTGCGGCTCTTGGTCGCACGTAAACTTGCACGCTCGATACTGACAATCGCGTTCGCCGTCGTCGCCGCATTCGTTGCGCTCCTTGAACAGATAACAATCGAAAGCCGATTCTTTGACCAATTGAACAATCTTATTGATTTGAAAATCTTTTTGTTCGCTAATGTTGTACATGATGAGATCGATGCTGGGAAAAGTGCGCGCCACGGCCGCGTACTGGTATATGTGAACCACCGGTCGCAAACCCATAGCGATTAAATCGTGATGACTGTTGCGCCAACCTCGAGCTATAACTTGCGACGTTTCGCCGTAATTCCAGTGCGGCGTCAAAATGTGCTCGTGAATGACGTTGCGCAAAGTGAAACCTTCGGTGATGACGCGACTGCCTAGCAAAGCGTTGATGATTTCGCCTCGGGCGTTCTCGGCGCTGTTGAACAGACCGAGCAAGTGCTGTTTTTTGGCTTCGCTGATGCACGACGTCAGAACAATGTACGAACGACGATGACGCGGCGACGACGACCAACCTCGCTGATCCAACAATTTGGCCAACATCAACAGTCCCGAACCTTGAATCAGATCGCTGTACACCATACTCAGTTCACCTTTGGCGCTAGCCTCTTCCAATCGATCGATGACGAAAGCGTACTTGCAACTATAGTCGGCCAATTTGGACAGAGCCACGGCTTTGGCCTGTTTTCCGCATTTGCCCTCGGCGTCGACGTACAGCGACGTTTGGCGCGTGTTGTTGTACACGTTGACGTGCTGAGCGTCCATGCGCCAAGCGCGTTCGTACGCCGCGTTCTGTTCCTCGCGCATCGGTAGACACACCAATTTAAAGTGCGTTAACGGAGCCACCACTTTACCCATGTACACTTTGGGCACGTCGACGTTGACCGATTTGACAAAGGACACGCGTCGTCTCAAATACGATTTCAACAGCTCTCCGTTTTTGACGTGATGCGATTCGTCGAAAAATGTCGTCGTGAACGCGTTGCCCACCGGCATTTGGTGATCCAGAGGTAAAATCAGATTCATGATGCCAGCCAATTCATCGGGTCCGTCTTTCATCGGCGTGCCCGTCAACAAGACGATTTTACGATGCTGCAACACGTGCAGTAGGCGATGAATTTCGTTGTAGATTTTCAAATGAGTGTTGTGCTCGTTGTCGCGAATGTTGTGCGCCTCGTCGATGATGATGATGTGCGAATCGAAACGTTGCATCAACACCTTGTCGGGTAAATCTTTGATCATTTTAGCCAGAATTTCAAACGTGAAAAACGTGTACGTCTGGTGGATTTTTTTGCGCTGGCGACTGCGAAAGAGTTTCTCGTTGAACTCGCCGTCGGCCGAAGTGGCCGGCGCGATTTTGTACTTGTCGTCGGTGCATTTTTCGGCGATTTCGTTGACGAAATTGTTGATCAAACCTTGACCTCGAGCGATGACGATGACGCCACGATACTCGTGCGGATGCAACGTCAACAGTCGTTCGGCGATGCGAATACTCGTGCACGTCTTGCCGGCTCCCATTTCGTGAAAGAGCAACAGTTCATCCGTTTCATTGTAGACGTTGCCGAACCAAGTGGCCAAAAATGATTGATGCTTGTAAATGTCTCGACTCGTTTTCGTCTCTTGAAATTCTTTATAGAAATACACGGATTTCCTGTAGTCGGCTATGAAATTTTCATACTCCATTTTATTACACACATGCTAAATTTTCCAAGGTAAAAAAAACTTGGAAAATACACAACATAAAATACCTTTTTTAAAAAAAACAAAATTTTAACCTTGAACGAAAATAGGTTTCAACCATTGACGGATTTCGGCCTTGACTTCTTCAGACATGGTCGATCGGGTCGTCGTAGTTGGCACGTAGATGGATTCCGTGGCGTTGTTGAACGCTTCCAGTGCTTCGTCGTAGTCGCCGCCAACGTCGACAAATTCGGCACCGCTCGCAGAAATTGCTACTGGTGGTGCTTCGGCGGCTGCTACTTCTGGTACTACTACTTCCGCTGATTGGTGTTGTCGGTGACGATGACGAGGCGTTCGATCGGTCGTCGATTTACGAGCGCACCGCGTTTCGTACCTTTCCTGATACTTCCAAATCTTTTCGCTCGATTCTTGCAACAAAGCCAACGTGGCGTCGTACTTGCTCACCGTTTTTCCAAACAGTTTCAACGTGTTCTCAAACATGCTGCCCAAATCGGCCACTTGGTTTTGCATCAACATTTCGTGATCCAATATTTTAGCCGTAATGAAATTTTCGAAATATTGAACCCATTCGCCGACATCGGTATAGACGCTCTTGACGAGTTTCATGTGGAAAGCGTCCAGTTTTTCTTGAATAATCACTTTGAGCGCATCCTGGTGTCCCAAGTGTTGCGTCGAAACGGCTGCCAGTGCTGCCATTTGATGATTTTGAATATTTCGAGGAATAGCTCCGTGAACAACACCAAACGCAAAGACAACAAGTGCTAGCTGTTGAATCATTTTACGAATCTTGGAGATACGATAATTTTTATCTCTAACCGAGTGAATTTTTTTCTCAATTCGCGCACGGCATCTCAAGCGTGGCTGTAGTGATAATAAAAAACATGCGATTCGTTCGTTTCAAATGCGGAGTGGAAACGGTGCTGCGACGCGACTACAAGACCGTACCACGACCCATCGGCGACGACATGTGCGCCACCCGGTTATTGCTCAATTTAAAGAATTTACTCGTTGTGCGCGGCACGTCACCCGACGACACCATGATCGGTCCTCTAGAGTATTTCGGTCGCGTCGATCCCTACCGCCACCCGTTGACGTCAGTGGATACATTGCCCATAGTGCGACCCGAATGCGTCACGTGCCTCAACGTCCAGTGGCTCAGCGCTTCATTGGGCAACGTTGACGACAGTCTTTTTCCCAATGCCGGAAAGCTCGTGTTGAACAACAGCGATCTAGTCGTACCCGTTACCGACCGGCCGGGAAACTACATCGACTACAATGTGCGTCTCGTCGAATCGTCGCGCGTCACGTACGACACGCAAAACAACCAGAAAACCATGTTTTCGGTTCGCTACCATTTCGCTGAAAACTATTACGACTACGCCATGACCAAAGAGGGAGTCTTTCTCGAACGACATCCCTTCATACAAGCCATGAGTCCCGTTGATAAACATGCCAAAGGTTTCGTCATGGCGGCGCGCATGCGTGATCAACATATTGACATTATCGGCATACGCATCCCGTTGGGTTACACGCTACTCGTCGATTCGCTAGCCATTCACGGCGATAGCACGCTCGTCGGTGACTATCGTATGGAAATGACGGCCGATCACGTGGAAATGAGTAAAGCCGACACCGTCTTTTTGAAAACGGTCCAAGGACGGAACGTCGGCGTCAATAACGTCGACAAAGTAAGCGTTCCACCACCCGTCAAACATACAGTTAAAAATCGTGTATTCAATCCAGTGTGGTAACAAAAAAGTTTCATTTAGTATGTGATGCCTTACCCAGTACACACACACACCAAATGAAACTACAAACACTACAGAAATATATACGACTACACAGACACTATTTATACGTATATTTAATTAAAATGAAACGGGATCTTTAAAAAGACATTTATACATGCGAGACGTGACGTGAAGCATTCTACACTTGTTTCTAGTGTTGCGAGTCATCAGATTCCACGGGCAATCGTCGTCACGGCTCCAATCGTCGGGCATAGGGCAATTGTGACGTCTCAAATAGCGAACGCTGACCAAATCGTCATTGTAGGCGCAAACGCGCATCGTTTCCGCATTCCACGGGCACCCGCGCGAACGCAAGTAGTGCAACACGTCGACGCGACGCGCTTGAGCCGCGCAATACGTCACAAAAGGATCCATCGCACATCCGTGATCGATACAGTACTCTAGACAGTCGATGAATCCGCCATGTGCCGCGGCCGCCATCACGAAATGATTCCATTCGCAACCGCGTTGGTGCAAATATTTCAAACAATCGAGACGACCCGTCGACGCCGCCGCTCGCGCGCACGTCCAATCCCACGGCTGACGCAAACACGCCACGTGACCTAAAAAAGCCGCCGTTTCGCAATCGTCGCAACACACTACCGTCGCCACCACGTCTAACGCCCCTTCCGCAATGGTGTCAATCAAATACGTTGTCGCTATCTGTGTCATCGTCGTTGCTATCGTAACTGATACAAATGATGTTTAAACAATCACGAGGATGCGGAAAATCAATCTCGCATGTACCGCCAATAGGTGTCAGCGATTCAGGAAAATAAAGTCGAGACCACAACGATTCGTCTATCCAATCGACGTAGACTACAACGAGAACCGTGTCCACAGGTAAGCGAATGAATTTCAAACGAAGACAATGTTTTTCGTAGACGCGAGTTTGCGTTCCCACTCGTACCGTACACTTTCCAAACACCACCACGTGATTGTGTTGACGACAATCGACCACACTTCCTCGACTGTCACTCTCGATAAACACGTCCATGATCTAATCTTCTTCTTCTTCGTAGTCGGTCGTCACGTAACTACTGTCGCTATCGCTGCTGCTGCTGCTGCTGCTAATGCTAAACGTCACGTCGTCAAATTCTTCTTCGACGGGAATAAATTTCGAATACGGCCACGGGACGGCCACGCTGTGATCGGCCAAAACAAAAGAACTCAACGTTTGCAGAGAAGGCACGTGGACGTGGTAGTGTTCGCGCCAAACGCTATCGTTGATGTATTTTTTGAAAACGGCCACCAACACCGTGTGACGTTCAATGGGAATGACGGCGCGCGTCTTCACTTGATAATGCTGAATTTCGTAAATCGTGCCAATTCTCACCAGACAAGAACCTTCAATTTGCAAGGGTTTCGTCACGTTTTTCAACACGACGCAATTCGTCGTGTAATATATAGAATTTATAAATACCATTTCTCACAGAGTCTCAATTTGTTCGTCGCAATAAAATAAGTTTTCGAAAAAATTCACCACCAATTGTCGAGTTCGATGACGCAATACAGCGGGAAAAATTGTCTTGATCTTGCCACGTTTCTCTAAATCGAGAGCGCACAACGTTTCCAAAGTTAGAGGATTTTCATACTTCAATTCGATCAGCGGAAATTCTTGACGAAATAATGTTTCAAAATTGCCAGAGGCGTTGTCGTCACTCTCCAAAAAAACAAAGAGGAAAACGATATTGACCAAATCGGCCGTCAATTGACGATAGGCAATTTCACGATCGGCGACTGGCATAGACAATTGACGAACTCGACCTTCACACGTGACATACTTTACCAGGACATCAACGTCGGGTAAAACCAGTTGGTCAACACGTTCGTCAACCATCAGCACCTCGGGAGCAATGATACGGTCACGGCCGTCTCTATTAGTAGTAGTGGTGGTGGTGGTGGCGCTGCTGCTGCTGTCTCCCGTTTTTTTGCCTGAACCCATTTTCTCTTTTTGACTACGAAAACAAGCGGAGCGTACTCAAATCCGACGACGCCACGCTGGCGCCCAAACACGATTGACGGGTCGCCACACGACCCGACGAACGACTACGTCGCCGCGAGGTGGTGGTGGTGGTGGTGGTGGTGACGGCCAAATATCGGGCGCTGGCTGCGGAGAGGCGGCCGCTGGAACGATGGGATCCACGCCCGGTATCGGCCGGCTGACTAGTTTTTTGACACGGCACCCACGACCGATTCCACCCACGACGTGAAAAACGACACGCGCGTATAGTACGACGGCGGACGACACGGGTTGGTGCCGAAAGACACGATGCCCACTTGAGTCGCTCGTCCGTTGAGCATGACGATCAGAGGACCACCGCTGTCGCCGAAACACGTCGTCGTATTCGTTCCCCCTCCGGCGGCAAACTGTTCTTCAGGTTTTATCGGGATGGTGGCCGTCATTTCGCGAACTTCCGCTTCTTGCATGATGGTCGCCGAACTGCCTCTGTCGCCTGTCACCGACCCCCAACCCATGGCCGTGATGACCATCGGTTTCAAATCCATCGTCGCGTTGGCCGGCAAACACACGGGTTTGACGAATTGCGTAAACTCGAACGGACGATCGACTTCCAGTAGAGCGATATCGCCGCGGAAATTGTCGCCTTGATTCCACGTCGGATGATTGACGACGCGTTTAACGGTTCGCGTTTGCCTTTGCGGTTCTTGCACGGCTCGATTGAAAACACCGGCAGCGATTTGAGCTCCGACGGCTATATTGCAGTGAGCCGCCGTCAAGATCCACGACGGAGCAATCACGCTTCCTCCGCAGCCACCGAGTGATGCCATCCAGGGAAATTTACCGGCGAACGAATCCTTGCCGTTGACGACGTACGATTGCACGCCGCTCTGCGTGCCCACGTTGCCGCAACCACCTGTGGGTCTAGGTTGCGGACCCGGACCAGGACTAGGACCCGGACCAGGACTAGGGCCAGGTCGCGGCGGTTTCGCACCTCCCGAAGTCGGTGATCGAGACAAGACTACACCGCCAACCACGCCCAAAATGACAAATACCAAAAATATAATCCAAAAATCTCGTTGTTCCATTACTGTAGCACTCTTTATATTATTGTTGAATACCAGTGGTTTCTTTAATCCATTGTAAATAGTGAGATACCCGAACGAAACCACCCGCACCTTTCGTACAAGGATCCGTCGCGAACGACATGATGCCGACAATGTGCCAATTTTCGCCCTGTTGCAACATGAGCGGTCCACCGCTGTCGCCGAAACAGATACGACCGCCCGTCGGATTGCTGGCGCACAATTGTTGAGCCGGATTGATGTTGAATTCGGTGCACGGTGCCACTTCTTGCAGCAAGACGTCTTGCAGTTTGGTCGCTCGCGTAGCGGGAAACGCTTCGGGACGCGTGTTACCCCAGCCGGCGGCGTATAAATTTTTGCCTTGGGTCACCATATTGGGCGTGGGCAGACAGATGGGTTGCTTGTAGCCGTCGAACACGATGGGCGCCGGCAATTCGATGAGAGCGATATCGTTTTTGAGTGTGGTTTTCTCGTACTGAGGATGAATGACGACGCGTTTGGCTTTGACCAAAATGCGTTGATTCTCGTTTTTAGACGTGTCGAACGCGCCAAACAACAAATCTAAATCGTTAGAATCGGCGTCGGAGATACAATGCGCCGCCGTCAGCACCCACCTGTTGGAAATCAAGGTCGCGCCGCAATTAAACAGATTCACCATCCACGGCCATTTGCCGGCGTAAGCGTCAGTTCCCGCGACGATTTGCGGGTCGAACGTTGTAATCAATCGTCGTCCGCACAATTTCGATGGCGGAACCGGTGGATTTGGACCAGGACCAGGACCCGGACCAGGACCCGGACCTGGACTTGGATTGGGTGGACGAGTGCCGCCACCGGATGTTTGTCGACGCGACACGTAGACGAGAACGCCGACGATCGGCGCCACCACCACGAATAAGACGAGGAAAAAAATGCCTATATTTCTATTGCGACGATCTCTGTCGTCGTCTTCATTACTACCATTTATTTTTAGTTAGAACCTTGAATTATGAGCAGCGTCGCGACGTACATGATAACCGTGACGGTAGCCAAATAGAGAACGTTATTGTCCTGTAGCGCTGGTATCGTTCGTTCGAGCGTTCGACGCGTAAACGGTAGCGATACCAGAGCGAAAACCGTCGCGACGAAAATAGCCGATTTCCACGCGGGCATTTTTTTAGTAGAAGAAGCTTCAACGTAGTCAGCCATTCTTTATTATTTATTGTTCTTTAAATATTCGTCGTATAAATAAACATGTATGCTGCTCAAAATATACAAGAAGATTTGACGATTAAACAGGGTCGTTATTTTTGGCTTTTCGTGGCTCTCGTCAGCGTCTTCCTCATCTACTTCATGGTGGACTGTTTCAACCTCTTTGGTGGTGAAGTTGACGAAGGTGATTGCGGTTGCGATGGCACGCTAGGATCGTCAGTGCTTTTGTCAACCTCCTAATTATAAACAGCATGTATCACGGTGACAGATCTATTCGTTTTTATAATCTCATTTATGATTTGTTTTCTCGAGCGAAACTCAAGAAAGAATTTATCGAACTCTGTTTGACCGAGGAACGTATGGCCAAATTCGGTAACGCCTTCACCAGCGTCAACTACGACAAGGCCAACAATTACGAGTACCACGAACAGATTGGCGATTCGACCGTCAACAAGTTCATCGTGTCCTACATGTACAATCGTTTCCCGCAATTGCGCACCAGCGACGGCGTCAACATTGTCGCTCGACTCAAGATCAAGTACGGTTCCAAAGGTCAGCTCAACATCATTTCGGAGAAGCTCGGATTCTGGAACTACATTTCCACAGAGAATGAAGAAAGAATTAAACGTAAAAAAAATCTACTAGAAGATGTATTCGAAGCCTTTTTTGGCTGTTTCGAAGAGGTCATCAACGAAACCATTTACGAAATTAAAGGTGTATGGTTCAACGGAGCCGGATACGATTTGTGCTACCGATTGTTGTCCTCCATATTCGATGAATTGTCCATTTCTATCAAATATGAAGCACTCGTTGACGGCAAAACGCGACTCAAAGAGTTGTTTGACGAACAGCGCCAGCATTTGCAGCAGTTGCGCTACGAGGACTCGCGTTCGGCCGACAACAACATGTTCGTCAGTCGAGCCTACAACAAGAACCAATTGCTAGGCGTCGGTACGAGTAACAAGAAAAAAGAAGCCCAAGAAAAAGCTGCCGACGAAGCGCTCATCACTCTGGCCAAATTGGGATTCGTCAAAGACGTCCCTCAACAGTACAGAAATTTAACTTAATTTGTGTGTGTGTTTTCAAGATTTCCAATACAACAAAATATTGAAAACAAATTTATACCGTTGTTTGATTGGTCGCCGGCAGCGGCGGCGGCGGACGATAGTGATATGAAATGCGGTCGCATGAAACGGAAACGACCCGCGTTTCACCGCCCATCGTGACGCTGACCTTGTGAGCCGACCCGTTCCAAAAGAGAAACGGATCGATGGGTACCGAAAAATAGGGCTTTTGTCGATTGTGATGACGTTGTAGTAGTTCCAGTAATTCAATAGCCGCCGTTCTTTTGGCTTCCTGTTTACTGCGACCCGTGTGTTCGCGAGTCACCATCTCGTCCACTTGCAACCTACACGTAAACAGGGGTTGATGATGTGTCGACGCTATCGGCGAGATCGCGATGGAAAATGTAGTGTTGACTTGGAACCCATGTTTCATGGCCAAATCGTTCAACTGGATTAACGCATTCTTCGACTGTGACATTTATCGTATTCCTTTTGTCTTCGGGTCGCAGAGTCAATTTTTTTCTGACCTCGTACTTCACCTGTCGTGGTAACGTAAAAGGTATATACATTTATTATAAACACATGTCTTACACCGGATTCAAGAAACAGACAAGCACGCGCGACTCGTACACGACCGACCAAGCGTGTTCTTTCGGTACATGCAGTATCTCGACAGAACAATTGCCATGCAACAAAACGGGCGGCATCGAAGACGAAACCACGTCGTTCGAATCGTGCGTCGGTGGATTCTGCCCTCAACGACGCGTTTGCGTGCCTCCCGATCGTAAAGAATGCGACGTCGGGCTCAATGACGGTCGCGTAGATCCATTGAGCTCTGTCGAATGGCAAGTCAAAGCTCCCAATCTCGTTTGCAAATACGATATCGATGAAATGAATAGCATCAACGTCATTGACAATTACAAACGTTTATTCGGTGACAATGACAATTACAAACTCATGATGGAACGACTGTGCGGCAGCGAAGCGACACTGTGCGCTCTGGATCCTCTAAGCGGTAAACCTTTTGAAAAGTGCAGCAACATCAACAGCACGACGCAGGTGGGAGACGAGTGTCGCCTGTTTTACAACACTCAAACGGCCGACATCAAGGACACGATCGTGCAAAACTATTGCGTCAAACATCCCAACAATCCCGATTGCAAATGCGTCGAACGATCCACCGATCCCAATTATCGCAACGTCAAACCCCATATTCCCTTCAATGACGGGTGCTGGTATCCGGCGTGCGCCACGGCACCCTATTTGAAAACTCAAGACGTCAAAAACGCCACGTGCCCATCTGACGTCTGCCAAATCGTTTTCGACAATTTAAACAATAATAATGTCAACATTTCAGACAATAAGAACGCCATCAATTGCAAATTTGAAGCTCCACCTCAGCCGCCGCCGCCGCCTCGTCCGTCGCCAGGTCCGTCGCCGCTGCCTAGACCGAATCCTCCTCCATCGTCGCCCGTCAACATCACCGCCGTCGTCATCATCGGTATCGCCGTCTTTGTCGTCGTCATCGCTCTAATCGCCGCCGGCGCCGGACAACGACAACGCTAGGCGACACACAACGCTAGGCGACACACAACGCTAGGCGTCGTCTTGACCAATCGAAGCCACGTAGTGTTGTAAACTTTGCGGCAATGATGATGTATCGAGACTATTGGCACGGATACAAATGGCGCTCCGTAACTTTAATTCCAGTGGAAAGGGTTTAAATCGTAAATCCCATTCGAATTTTTTTATCGACATCCAATTGTCCAGATAAACCATTAGTAGAATAACAGTTGGATCAAGGTTGATAGTTACACTGGCTTCAAATGTAAACCCCATATAGGATTTGCCAAAAATGAATCCAGATTTCGTTCTGCCACTGGCGAATCCGACTTTTATGCGACAACTAATAGATTCCCAATAATTGTAAGATGAATACGCAATCCTAATCTTAGGTGTCAGCTCGTGACGTTCCAAGTAAATGACTTCATTGCCAATGTTACACGTTGTACGACGACCGTTGATAACTATAAAAGAGTTCATCATTCGACGCACACACACACACACACGCCGTAACAACTCCTACAGTCAACTGTGGGCGACCAAACGTCAGGCAATCGAGTGTTGTAAACTTTTTTTATTGTGTGAAATACCAATGTCTATTTTTAAGGGAGGGTGAGGTTGGTTCGGGTTGTACAATCAGGTGGGATATACTAAAACTAGTAGACATTGGTATTTTTTTTGTATTTATTTCTTGACACCATTGTATTGAGGTTTATCTTTCTGGTAGGCTATTTTGAAGACGCGAGCTGGATAGTCGTACGCGTTGATGATGCGCGTCACGTCGGCCAACGTGATTCGTTTGTGAACCGGGTGGTGACGTTTCGTTTCCACGTAGTATTGCTGAATTTTCAACAAGAGACCGTGCCGCTCCTGGCTGACGTGCACGTAGTTTTTCATGATGTATCGATTCTTGTAGGCCAGCAGCAATTCGGCCGCGATGACGGGAATTCGCAATTCGAACCAATCGGCGATCGGGGCGCTGTCGGGATACAATTCCAAATACTTGCGTCGTTTATCGGCATCGCGACGAGCGATGCAATAGCAAAAGGCTCGACACGAAATGTTGTTGCGCACGCTGGCATAGTCGGCGTAGGCGGAATTCAAAACGCGATACTGGACGCGGTAGTCGTCGGAAAACAAGAGTACGCCTTGTTTTTCGAACGGATTGATGGCACTCACGGCTCGCACGAGATCGACGACCGTATCAAAACGAATCGTTTCGTTGATGGGAATGAATCCAATGGCTTCGTGGACTTTGAGCCGCTGATCGCGCTCGTCCGTCACCAACACCAAATAGATGCTCTCTTTTTGCAATTCGGGTCGAACGACGATACGATTATCGGCGTTGTTGATCAAGATGAAATGGTAGCGACGCGTCGTTTGCAATTGGTCGAGAAAGTCTTCGTACGATGAGAAACCGTAATCTTTCTGCAAAGCTTCGACAAACAGGTGACCGAACGACGTTTTGCTGGCCCAACGCGATTTGAAAGCGTTCAGTTTGCGATGCGTCGTCATGAGCCATTTGCCGTCGACGTACAGAAATTTTACGATCGTTCCCTCGTACGACCACGAAATCTTAAAGTCGGCCAGATTGATTTTGTCCAGACGCGTCACATTGTCGCATGTCATTTCTTCCGTGAAAGGAAATCCTCGATAGATCAATTGACGTCCCTTGAAAATGTAGCCGCGAATGAGACACTCGAATTCCGATTGAGGAGAAGAAGAACAATACACTTGATACGTGCCATCGTCGTCCGTCATGGCAATTTGATGACGCTTGATTTCATCCAAAAGAGCACCATCGTCTGCTTCAGCGTTGGTAGCGGTGGACACTACGGTAGCGGCAACGGGTGCCGACAAACACAATTCACTCAACTTCATAAGATACTCCATAATGTTTGCGAGTTTTACGTTGGCAAGAACGCTTCTTTAAACCTAATTTTGTTTAAAATAGAAACTCAATTTTTTAACTTCCATAATAAAACCATGAATAGTAGTGATATTGTAACTCTGATTCGATCCGATTGGGATATAGCGCAACTCGATCGCTACGATGCCCAATCCCTAATGTACAACGTCAGCCAGGAACAGTCGATGCGACTGGCTCCGACGCCGACCATGCCGCCCAAACCCGTCACCTACAAGGACGAAATCGTGCATATGGTTCTACCGCCCACTCAAAACTTTTCACTCCAATAAAGATGAACTACATATTTTTGGCTCTATCGACCACAGTCGTCTTGCTATTTTCATTCGTGTTCTACAAAACGCGCGACTCGCCGACCAGCGTTTCCCCAGCCGTGTCGTCGCCGACCTCCAGTATCTACGTCGTCAGCAACAGAAAGCCCCAATCTCAATCGGCAGTGCCGGCAGACCAGTCCATCTGTTTGGGCGGCTGTTCGTGGATGGACGGCTACGCGGCCGGTCCGCAACCCGTTGTCGATCCCTACGGTGTGGAGGAAAACGGCAGCACGTTGCCGCACGACATGCAATCGCTCGACACGATGAACACCATGCCTTTCGACTACAACGGTATGGCTCAACCGCAATCGGCGTTCGTTCAACCGGCGGAAATCACACCGACCCCCGATCCCGTTGTCGATCTTATACCTCAAGAAATTATTTACTAAAACAAACAAACGCGCGGCACTCCGAGAGATGAAAATCAAAAACGTCGATCACGTCGCTCTGCTCAGCCGTTGCACCACTCGCAGCCAACAAGTTTACGTCGAAAAGTACATCTTGTCGTCGTCGGCGTCGTTACCGAAAAATGTTCATCAAACTATCGATTCATTGCGTCAGGAAAACGAAGACATTCGCGACACGAATCGATCGTGCGTCAAGCAATACATTCTCGAACGCTTCGTCATGAAGTGTCCCTACGACAAGAAACAATTTTACCTCATCATCAATAATGCCATCATTTTCAAACTGATTCAAATCAAAGACTTGCAGCAGATGGTGCAAGTTTTAGATAGCGATAGTAGCGTATCGTGTGATGAGATGCTAAAGGGACATCAAGCCATGTCGAAAATAATTCTTGAACTCTCCAAATCACGTCCCACTCGTGACGCAGAGCCAAATAACCCAAAGTAAAGTAGATGGCGTTTTTTGAGGCGTAGTCGGGCATGCCTTTGAAACGTTCGATAATGTACGGTATGTCGTCGTAGCTGATGAGATCCACGCGTTCGGCTTCGAAATCCAAAACTTTTTTCAAAATCTGATTGAGTGTCTGTAGACTGGCGTTGAGATAGATTTCCGTCGTCAAACTTTGGTAGTTGACGTCGTCGGTCGTGCAAAATTTACTGTAATCGCACATTTATTCACACACGCACACAGTCTTATTTTACATATCCTAAAAAAGATATATAAAATTATTATTTCAAATTTAATCCCGATTGAATGTAGCCGATGATGGCTTTTTTGTAGTCGGCGGTGACATCCAATCGGAACCAGGCAATGACTCGCGTCAATTGTTCCAGAGTGAGACGCGACAGGTAGGCGTCGGTGATTTGACGACGCGAAACGAAATATTTTTTCAAAAAAAGTTGGTCGCCGAACGCTTCGGCCGACGACGGGTACGACATAAAATAATCGATATAATTCATTTTCATGGCTTTCGGAAGGAAATCTATTTCTCGCCAACCGTGATACATGGCGATCTCTTTGAGAAACGTCAACGGTTTTCGCATCCACCACGAACGAGAAAAACTGCTAAACGAAAGCGACGAGTCGCTCTCCAGCAGATGAACAAACGCGTCCACGTCTTCGTTCATGGCTTCCAATTTTCGAGGCAACGATTCATCGTACAACCCACGACAACACGACGTCTTGTCGACGCATCGCCAATAGTATCTGCCGTGAGAATTGGCCACGCTATCATAGCGTCGACCGTCGTAGCCGACCATGATTTGGTTCCTGAAATCGGAAGCCAGCAAAGGCGGTTGATGGCGAGTCATGACGTAATCTTCCATTGTGTAATTACCCGTTAAAACGCAGACACGTGACACGAAAACAATTTCAAGAGAACCATTCATCATACAAACTATCATAAACTAGATTAATTAATTTCAACATGTCTAAAATACATTTTGAAATTAAAAGTTTTTTTAAAGTGTATAATCGTGATCGATAGTTTCGGTGGTCGTCGTAGTGCTTTCGGTCGTACTATCTTCAGGAGTACTCTCTGTCGTCGACGTAGTAGTACTGCTAGTCGTGGGAGGTTCAACAGTCGTCGTTGTTGTAGGCGTAGTGGTTGTAGACGTCGTTGTTGTAGGCGTAGTGGTTGTAGACGTAGTAGTGGTTGCAGGCGTAGTGGTTGTAGACGTAGTGGGACGCCTGTGCGTGGTTGGTTCGGGAGCTTCCGGGGGGAACGGTTGCAGGCTAATGTGAACGAAACCTTTGCGCGTCAAATTGAGCACTTGCGTAAACCATTCGGGAACGTCGTCGTTGCTGGTCTTGTTGCGATGCTGCTGATGATGATGATGCTGTTTCAATTTACTCACGTCGCGTACCAACTGAGCGGTCGCGTCGTCCATCGTCACCGTCACGTAGACGTAGTATCCCAAAAGACTCAACACCATCAACAAACAGAGCACTTTGGTAGCCGTTAGAAAGAGCGCGTAGCGACGCGACGCTCGAGACTCTGGCGGAGCATGCTTTTTAGTCGTCAACGGCTTGTAAACTTCTTCGTGTCCGGATTCGATATCCATATTTTTCTCTGTTTATTTACTAGGTAATTGTATCCAATTTAGCTAGCAATTTTTTTCCGCTTATTCGGGAATAATAGTGCGACGCACGTACGTCACCACTTGATCTTTACCCGTGTAGGCGTCCGTCATGCGCGTGTAGCCTCCCTTGACCAATCGTTCGGGTGCCACCTGGCTGGGTGTACCGTAGCCACCGAAAACGGGAACAATGTAAACATCTTTGGCGTCCATATTTCTTTTTATTCTATACTTTATCATAATTCTATAAACCACAATAATTCGATTCGAACGGTACTCGTGGATCGTAGTAGCCCAACGTCTCAGCGCGTTTTAAAAGCGCCGCGTTGATGGCGTTAAATTTCTCCGTGTGATGCAATTCGTCGCAAATGACGTGCGCCACCTCGTGACACAGGACGTACATTAAACTGTTCCACGAATAGAATTCATTGGGGTTTTTACGTAAACAGACGACGATACGTTTCTTATTCTCCGTGTACGATCGACTACCCTCCTCCATGGTAAACTCGTTGTACACGTCGCGACCGTTCAACATGGCCGTCAAGTAGTCACCACCACCACCACCACTACTAGTACTACTTAAAATGTCGCGCATGGCTTCACTCAATCGATGCAACAACGAGACGGCCGAAGGTGAATTGATGACGTACGACTCGCGAACGCGTCGTCGCTGCTTAGCAATAATGACTACAACTAGACCAATCGTTAGAAATAACAAGACGAGAAAAAGGACTTGTGGTCTTCTCATTTATTGAACCCATTGATGTTGACACATACTACATTTAGCAAAAACGGTCATCGGTTCGTCGCCACTGCGCGTCTGACGACTGTAGGCCGTGATTTTTTTCGATTTACACTTGTGACAAATGAGAACACCTTCTTCGACATCGTGAGGCGACACGATATACTTTTCGAATTCTTGTTCCTTTTTCTTGTACTCGTCGAAAACGGGGAGATTCCAAACGTCGTCGTCCGTCACGGGCACACCGAAAATCATTTCGTACAAGACGCGTTTATTGGGAGCCGAGCAACCGTAGTGACGATTCAATTGCTCGAGCGAAAAACTCGCATCAAAGGCAGCCATCCGCGTTGCTTTTTCTTGCCGACAAAACGAGACACGGCCTCTTCGAACGTCAACGACAGTTCCACACACTCGTACAGATCCACGTCGTCAAGAGTCAAATCGTTGAGCTCAACTCGATTGACGACCGCGTCCACGCCCGCGTCCCAAAAACTCACAAAATCGAAAAGCGTCGGAAAGAGTTTCTCGATTTTTTCGCGAACGCGTCCCTGCTCCGCTTCCAAATCTGTCCACTGGTGATTGATGACATCGGCCAGACTGCCCACGATTTTTATGATGTTCTTGTAGTGCAACGTCGTCCACTCGCGACACACGAATCGATGGAAATCGCCGCGAGACATTCGCGACCAATGCCAATTGGTGTAGCGCGATTCGTAGAGCGCGTTCAACAGCTCGTCGCGCGTCTGTTTGACGTACACTTGACCGTCGACCGTTTTCGAAAAGGGACACCACGTCGAATTGTACACCCAATGCGTGATGGTGGCATTGTCGACACAAAAAGGCCAATAGGCGGCATCGGCTTTGGCGAACAAGAGTTTGAAATAGTGACGCACATCGCATTCGTCGTGCACTTGGAAAACGAAAAAACGATCGGCGTAGCGACGATTGCGAATCACTTGACAAATGTTTTCCACCGATAAATTGGGCAATCCGACGTGAGGGGCGTGAAGCCATTTGCGGTACTGACACAGCGAGTAGAGCAATTTACCGGGCACCAGCAACAATTGTTCGCGATTACTCAGCGACACGTGCGTCAATTGCAAGTTGGGATTGTTCATGATGACGCGTACTTCTTTCAATTGTTGTTCCATCTTGTACCATTCGTGCTCGGCGACGGTGGTGACGAGTTGATGAGGGGTCGGCAAAAGTTGCGCCGTTCGCAAACGTTCCATTTCGTTGAATTCGAAGCGAACGCGAGTGCACGCGTGCTTCTTGATGTCTTTGATCGAGTGGCCGACATAGTCGCACAATTTGCAACAGAAAAGAATCGATCGAGCCGTGCGACAGGGGGCGCGACGAAAATGTTTCTTAAACTCCCCGTCGTTGGCGCTACTAAACATACAGAAATCGCAAAACATGTTTCCACTTTTTAAGGTTATCTGCCGTACTTTTGGCCTCGGTTATTTTTCATATTTTTAATCGTCAAAGTGACGAGGAGAACGAGAACACCGCCGAGAGCGAAATAGAGCACCTTTTCCGACGTGGCGGCCCGCGTCGCGCATTTGACGCAATCCGCTTGGCTCTTGACCACATTCGAAGGAGCGTACATGGTGGGGGGTGTAGCGATTGTTGCCGCCGCTGGCATTATTCGCTGCTGCTGTTGCTGGAGCACGCGTTCCAACAAACGTTCCAAACGGTCCAGCCTATCTGCCGTGTTGTCGTTGTGCAAAATTTTGTAAATTGGAGTCTTATTCATTTTTATCTTTAAAAAATTCACTCCAAGAAAAATAATATATTTATCACACACGATATAAATAAATTATGGGCCATTTCCATCACTACAATTTCGATATTGGTAATGGAAATTGTCAGAGAACCGAGCTGTGCGACACGCTCGTCATCGGCGGCGGAGGATTCAAGGGCGTCCAGTATTTGGGCGGCTTGCACTACTTGAAAGAGCACGGCCATTTGGAACGCATCACGACGTATTGCGGTACGAGCGTCGGTAGCATCATTTGTTTGCTGTTCCTGTGCGGTCACACGCCGTCGCAACAGTACGATCTGTTGCCGTTGAAAAAGATTTTCCAGTTTAGCACGCGGCCGCCGTACGTGCACAGTCTACTGCCCACCGTTATGCCCACCTATCTCGATGTTCAAGTCACGTTCGAGCAACTATTCAAAAAAACTGGCAAGTTTTTTTTTGTCATTGCCTTCAACGTGACGATGCGGCGACAAGAGATTTTCAGCGTCATCACTACACCCGACTATAGCGTCATTAACGCCGTTCTCTTCAGTTGCGCCATCCCGTTGGGAACGTTGCCGCGCTGCGTCGAAACCCAGCACGTCTACATGGATGGAGGCATCGTCAACAATTTGGCCGTCGATGTGGCTCAAGATTTTGATTTCAGCGAACGAATCATGGCTCTATGTTTTCGACCGCGAACGTTACCGTTGCCGACGACACTTCCGCCACCGGCACCGGGTCTCAAAGAATTGGTCGACATTGTCTTTAGTGTACCGAGTCGTTTGCTCGACAAGTCGCGTCTCGAAGCGTGCTCGAAAATTCATCGTCTCTACGAATTCGAAGCCGACGGAGGCGGAGTGGAATCCATCATTTCGTTGGATCATGAGACGAAAATAAAACTTTTTCAACAAGGATATGATTTGATTAAAACCACGTTATAATAAAATATGGATTACGCTTGCCTAGGATTTTTCATCGCTGCTATGGCTGCAGGAATCGGCCTTTACTATTTTCTCGTTCGACGCTAAAGACGCGCTCAGTCGTTCGCAAAATATTTCACAACATGTGGATGTTAATAATAAATGATTCAAGTTATATTGACACTTTTAATTGCTGTCGGATTGTGCGCCGCGTGGACGAAAAGAAAATCGCCGTCCCTCATTGAAACATTCATGCCGCCCTTGTCGTATCGATTCGAAGAGCCTCCTCCTCGAGCCATGACGACCACGCTCGATTACAACACCACTAGACAACCGGCGGCATCGATGGTGCCTCAACCGGCAAGAATGATGAGCAGCGACATGCTGGTGCGTCCGCGTCGCGCTGAAGCTAGCGATATGTTGGCACCGCCCACCACCAATTTCACCTTGAATTACACTGTGCCTCCCAATCAGACGAGTAACGTGGCACCGCGCGTCGCCGACGTTCCCTACACTTCGGCTCTGCAAGGACCCGTACCCGACACGCAATACTTGGCCGTGGATCCCATGAACCCGTTGGGTTTGAGCCATAGCGGTCAATTGCAGCCAGTCATTTACCCGCGCGCCGTCTACGCCAACAAGATGAGCCGACTCTTTTCTCTCGGTGATCCCATTCGAGGCGATTTGCCTATCGCTCCTCTATCGGGCGACAATTGGTTCAAACCGGCCGTCACGCCGCACATTGATTTGCGCGAAGGAGCCATGACGGTGATGGGCGGTCGACACAACGACACCACCAACGAATTGGGTTTGCTCAAATACCAGTCCACGTACGGTGGACACAACATCAACGCGGGAGCCGAATTTTCACCCGACAACGAAATGGTCATGCAAACGAGCGGCATGATTCCACTCTACAGAGAAATGGTCAACAATGTTGGCGACGTCACTATCGCCACGCGATATTAAACACACACACGCACACACGCACACGCATATACAAAATTCAAAATAACACACATCTTATTTTGAATTTTTTTACGGGTCGGCACGTCGTCGGATCCAGCCGTTGACGGTGAAACGACCGTTTTCGAACGTGTTGGCACCCGTCACGGTGACGGGCAACACTTGATGCATGCGCGACGAATCGAAAACGACGAGACGGTTTCGAAGCGGTTTCACAATAGTGCCATCGTCGATAAAGACCAATTCTCCACCGGTGAACTGATTGGTGTGAAAATAGTAGACGTAGGTGAGTTCGCGTAATTCGCACGGTGTACAATTGTCCGTGTGTTCCAAATAGAAATCACCGTGACCGCTGCGAGTCACTTGACACTCGAAAGCCGAGTCGTCCAAGATGAAATCGGGATGCCATAAATGACGGCACATTTCGGGCAGTAAAGAGATCACTTTATGGTGAAACAGTTGTCGAATAAAAGCCGGTGTCACATTCATCATGGTCGATCGACGATAGTCGACCGCGTTGGTCACAGTGCCCGTTGGAAAGAAATTCTCCTTTTCGTCCGAAACGGCCGCCAACAAATTCAACACGTCGATTTCGTCCAACAAATCGTCGATAATGTAGACGCTGCTGCTGCTGTTTGTCGTCATGGCGGCCTAGTTTTTTTTACAATAATCTACCTTTAATAGAGATAAAATGTTAAATTCTCAAAAAATGTTATTGGTCTTTGGTGGGTTTCTACTCTTTGTAGTGGTGCTTATCTTGTTGAATTCGTCGTCTTCGGGACCGCGACGACCAGCTGAACCTTCTCTACCGGCTCCTGATGGATGGGAAGGTCAAGTGGCGAGAATCACCAACGCCGAAAGATCGAGTCGCGGTCTAGCTCAACTGGTGTTTGACTCCAAATTGGCCGACATTAGCCGCGCGCACAGCGCCGACATGAACAGTCGACGATTTTTCGATCATAACAATCCCAGCGGCGAAACTCCGGGAGATAGGGCTCGTAAAGCCGGCTACCCGTGGGGAGCCATAGGAGAGAATATCGCCGCAGGCTACGGGACACCCGAAGCCGTCATGCGAGGATGGATGAATTCACCGGGTCACCGTAGCAATATTTTGGGCACGTCGTACAAACGAATCGGTGTCGGCGCCGTGCGTAAAAGCGACGGAACACCGATATGGACGCAAATGTTTAGCGATTAGTAGTAGGCAACTCTTTGAGTGCTTGATTCATTTGATACTCTGGATCGTCCCACAACGGATTGAATCGTTCGTTGTTCCATTGGTGCAGGTCGAAAGAACCGAAACGCCACGAACCGTCGACCACGTCGGCTTTACAATAGTAGACGCACTGTTTCCAATCGTTGGACTGGAGAGCGTTGTTCAAAAAGAGACATTGATGGTCGCCCGTGTAGTGGAGCATGAGTTGTTTGAACAAGTCAAACGACGGCACGATGGCGGCGTAGTTGACGTACATGAGCTTGAGCGATTCCAAGTTGGTTTCGCGAAAGAGAAAGACGCCGTCGACGGCCGTGCGCACGTTCAACGGCATGTCCAACGCGAATTGCATGCATATAATGTAAAACATTCTAAAATGACTTCCGTTTTTAAACAAAGTTTTCTGAATTTTCTGTCTAAAAACGCTAGGCTGATCTGCACAATCGTCTAAAATGACGGCCAACCACTTGTCTTCGTCGGCCAATTCCTTGTTGCTAATAACCTTGGATTGACGTGTCAAAGCGTCGGCTAGCACTTGATCGTCGTACTCTTCGTAGACGAAAAGTGGCGGGAAAAATTCCCTATAAAATTCATTGGCACCTTCACTGCCGGACATGGCAATGCCCGTTTTAATGATATCGCTTTTGGCTTTCAGAATCGATTTGAGCAACGTCGATTTACCCGAACCGGGTTTGCCGACAATGATAATTTTCGAACCTCTAGCTTTTCGATCTTTATACGTGTATTGGTTGGGCAAAATACAATCATAATTGGGCAATTTTTCCAACTTTATCACGTCAGACATATTTTATTGTTATATACTTTCAATATTTAAAATGTGAAAAATATTGAAAGTTTACCAACTACTACCAACTACTGTTTTTCTACCATCACTACTACATGTGACTACCAACACAAAGAAAATTAAAAGTCGACTTCTTCTTCGTAGATAATGTTCTCGCCGCCGCCGAAATTCGAGTCGACCACGGTTGGAGTGGGAGAAGGTTCCAGTGACGACAAACTTTTGACGGCCTTTTTCCACCAATTCTTTCCGGCTTGGAAAACTTCCATGTGCTCATCGTTGGCTTCAATCATGACGCTGGGTTTGAAATCGGTAGTGATGCACGCCATCGACGAATTGGGTGGCGTGCCGACGGCTTGCGACTGGAAAATAGGAGCGTAAACAAACAAGCTGGAAAAGTAGAGCTGTTTGTTGTCCGTAGTGTCGTCCAATTTACCGCCAAAAGGCAAGTTCTCCTGGGCCATCATGGTGACAACAAATTTCTCATACATTTTATCAAAGTTATACATAAAATGTCCCATAGCACTCAATTGAATGGGACGAGTGTGCATCGGCTCATTTTTTTCATCGACAAACAAAACTAAATGACGTCTCATACATCTCAAATAAGATACCGGTTTGTGCAGAGGAGCATTCCACAAGCCATCAACATAACCAGTGTTAAGATTTTTACAAAGTAACGGTGACGAACGTAAAATGAGAAGGCGTGGAGCATCCAAAAGAATACCTGGCTTTTCTTCAAAGCCTTTGGTAATGGGGTCGAGTTTTCGAGTTACAAGTTTATGAGGTTTTCCAACAGCCATCAGTTCAGGTTTCCATCCAGAAGACTTCAAATTGTCTTCGCCAATAAAAAGTCCGGCCGGCTTGTTGATGGACTTACACGATGGGATGGTGGTCGATTTGGCATCGGTCAAACCGGCTTTCTCGGCAAATTTATTGGCTAGGGCTGCTTTGCTGTTCATCTTCGAAAGTTAAAAACAAAATCTTCTGTAATTCTGTCCAGGAAATCAAATCGTTTTCACGCAACTTCAGCTCGTCCGCCAACTCAATGGTTGAACCAGACTCGAGTAAGCCGATTATATACTGTTGCATGTAGGCGCGGTTTTGAATGCACTCGAGTTCCAAGTACTTTTCCAATTTCTTGGCATCGTTGCACATGGAGGCGGTACATTGGAGAATGCTACACAACGCCTCGTCGCATTGGAACAAGGTTTTGCGTTCGTGGGTTTGAAGTTGCTTTTCCTTGACGTAGCGGCTGATGAGACTGGTGAGAACGGAACGAGAACACGCCCCGTTGTCGTTGTCGTCGCCAGACACTTGCTTGATGAAAGCGCGCGTGGCGGCCGTGACGGGTCGACTCTTACCCAATCCCGTGTTGGCATTGTTGCGCGTCTTTTTCACCGTTTCGAGCGTTTTCAACATGGACGCAAAGAGCTTGCTAAACTCTTCCAAATCGTGAGCAAACTCTGGCTCCATCTGATAGGTGTTGATGAGCCGTTCCAGTGTCTCTTTGCACGACTTGATGCTCTCGTTGCGCGTCTGCTTCTTTTGACGCACGTGCAACTTTCCTTGACGAACCATCTTTTCTTGAGAAACCATCTTTTCAGTCATTTTTATTGTGGTAATACGTTCTTTTAGCTCGACGTTCAATATATCTGTAAAATTTACAGGTAATCGTGGTGAATCAAATTTATTTGGCTCCTAAAAAGAATCAACCGAGACACATAAACACACATATACGATGAAAAAACTATCCAAACAAGGAAACTACGGCACCGTCTACGAGGGAAAATATAAAAAAAAGAAAGCCATTTACAAGACCAATAGCTTACCGGACGTGAATTTGCAACACGAACGCGACGTTATGCTCGTCTTGAACAGCGACCAGAGAATGAAATCTTTTTTCCCTCGACTGCTGGACTATAAGGAAACGGCGAAATCGCAGTGTATTGTCATGGAGTTTATCGAACACGAATTCACTCTGTACGACGCTATGGACGAGCTGAACACGAGCGAAAAAGAGCTCATTTATTTGCATCTCTATTGCATGCTCAAAGTGGCCAGAGAAATCTGCGATTTCACCCATTACGACTTGCATTTCGACAACATTCTTATGGTGAAAGCGTCGCAAAGTAAACACGTGTACACGTTCAACGACGGCACGCGTACCATATTGCCGTACGATGACTATCGTCCCATCATGATCGATTTCGGGTTCAGCTACTGTCGGGGCGTGACAGGTTTACGCGCGCCCATGACTCAAACGCATCACTACATGAATCCTATGGTCTTTTGTCCCATCCACGACATTTACATTCTGCAAAAGAATTTTCAGCATTGGGGCGTGGAATTTGAAGTCGGGTTGCGACACGCTCGACGCCATCGACAATTCAAACGCAGTCTTTTTGATTTGCTAGCGCGAGTGACTCAATGCGCCGACTACCCACGCGACGAAGATGAAACTCCGCCCACAACGGAAGGAGGAGCTTCGGGTTACAATTCCGATTGTAGCAGCAGCGGTAGCAGCAGCTGTAGCGATAATGAACGACAATGGCGAGATGTGGGTCGCTGGAAAAGCGTCCGGACGTTGCGCGAAAACCAATTGTTTACGCACTTGTTTCACCTCGACGACTCTATCGTCCCCATCGAAGCGTGTCACGCGACATTGGAATCAAAAGACTTACAGGGGGTACTCATGTATTGGATAAAAACATATCAAGAATGGTACAAGGAAACGGCAACATTTACAGAAGCGTACACGAGTCGTTATTTGGAGTCGACATTGAAATGGTTGAGAGAATTCGCGTGACGACATGTGACCTTTGACGTTGTCGCTGTCGTTTTCTACGTCGATCACGTGCACGTCGATTGTCCAGATTACGTGACGGAAGCGCTATACGAGCGACTGAGGGCCGTCGCCGCCGTTGCTGCTGCTGCTAGTCAAAACGCCGTAAACGCGCCACATAATGTGCTGACAGACGCACGTGTCGGGTCCTCGCGTCTCTGACGCCCAACTGCAATCGGGTAAATGGAAAGCGTCGCCGACGGGAATCATCATGAAAAACATTTTCAACACATCGCTTTTGCGAGATAGCCATTCAATGTGCTTCTCCATTTTTATCTACATCAAACAATTATTTAACAACTGTTATAAGCATTTGCGTAGGTAGAATAGCAAAATTTACGTCCGCTACAGTTTTCGATGCTGGGCGCGTTGTCGGCGGCGGCGGCAGCTGCTCCCGGTCTGTTGTAGAGATCTTGTTGGTGCTGCTGCAGAGGAGGTTGACGGTACGGAGTGTTGTAGTACGATTGCTGAAGTTTAGCCGGTGCCGTCGCCGCAGTCGGTTGATAATGCTGCTGCTGCTGCTGATACTGTTGCGGCGTTGCCTGTTGATAGGCGTACGGCTGCTGCTGATAAGCGGAGGCGGCAACCGGCTGCTCTACTGGATACCCAGCGGCGGCGGCGGGTGGTGGCGCGTACGACGGAGGCGGAGCGTAAGCTGGAACCGCGACCGAACCTTCGATCGCGGACGCGATGAACTGAGCGAAATCGTGTTCGTTGTACTGACCCTTGAAACGAGCGATGGGCATTTGTTTGCGATAGAAAATAACGATGGGTACGTGTTGAATGGAAGCGTCGCTGCCATCCTGATAGACGCTACCTTCGGCTTTCGAGACGACCGACTTGTTCTCGCTCAAATTGACGGTGAAAAATTGCACTTTGCCTATATAGCGAGGCATGACACGATCAATGACCTCTCGCATTTCCACGCAATACTTGCAGTCGCTACCCGTCAGAAAGACGACGGCCAACTCGGACGGCACCTGTAAAGCCAGATATTTTTTGAACTCTACGACAAGAGTCTCGAAAGCATTCGATTGAAGTGTTTGCATCATTTTTCTTTATTCGAATCAAAGATTTATATTAAGAAATAGTTCCAATATTCCATGAAAAATATTGGAACTTATAGAAATTGCATCAACGAAGCAATGCGTTCGAGCCAGTAGGCATTCACTTGCGATCGCGTCGCCAAACACACGCGCAATTTGAAGGGTGTTAGGTTACGAAAAAATTCGTAGCCACGACAAATGCAATAGTGAACCGTATTGAGAAAATGGTCGTCCATGACGTCACGACCTGTTTGTTTCGAAACCTGACGAATTTTGTCGCAATAGAACCGCGTCAACTGTTGCGACACTTCGACCGGAAGACTCTTGATGTCGTACACTTGGACAAATGCCAGCAACGACCACATGTCCTCATCGCGAGCGTCCAGATTGAAATCAAACTTTTCTAAATCATTCATCGTGTGTACACACAAACTACATTAAAATTTGTGAGCAATTTTAAAATCAATTGATATTAATAAATAATAATGGTCAAATCTAGAAAAGGAAAAGGATACTATAAGAGATGTTATTGGTTTAAAAGAGGGTCCAATAAACGTGTCACTACCAAAAGAAGGACGAGACGAAGGTACACTCGTCGTCGTCCGTACCCCAAGACGACCTATTTTGGACCGAGAAATTACGATCCCTCCCTAGATCTCGCGGAAGACGCACCGTCAGTATTTCTGACACCGTCAATAGAGGCTGAGCTGCCACCGCCACCGGATTTCCTGTTGGGACCGGCGGCAGCCAAGGCTCGTCGCAAATCTCGCAAGTCCAAACGTCGCTCCAAGCGACGTTCAAAAAGAAAGTCGCGCAAATCTAGTAAACGTCGCAAGACCAGCAAACGTCGCCGCCGTTATTAATTTTATTTAAATAAAATGGTAGCTCGTACTAGAAAGAGAAAAGTTTGCTTTAGGGCCAATGGAAAACGAAAGTGTTTCATGGCCAGAGTGACAAAGAAATCGCGTAGAAAGTCTCGTCGAACTAAACGCCGAAAGTCTAAACGTCGCGCTTCGGCCACGACCATGAGACGTACCATGCGTCGGTCGAGTCGTCGCCATCGTAGAGCCAGTTTTGCGCCGCAAATGAACGTCATGTACGACTACGTTTAATAACCTCCAATAAATGAACGCAAACAGATCATCGTTTAGATCGACGACCGATTGGGGACCTTCTTTTTGGTTCTTTTTACACACGAGCAGTCTGGCCTATCCGGCGACACCATCGTCGCCTCACGTAAAAGCGGCCATTGACTTTCTCATCTTGTTGCCCAATTTGTTACCCTGTCCCTATTGTCAGCAACACGCTCGAGACTACGTGTCGAAATCCAATTTATTGCAAGCGACCATGTCGCGTCAATCGCTTTTCGAGTTTTACGTCCATTTTCACAACGCCGTCAATCAACGCCTTCACAAACCGCTCGTCGGTTTAATGCAAGCCAGAAACATGTATTCGACGCGCGTGGCGGGATGGGGACCGCCATTCTGGTTCTTTTTACACATGACGGCGTTGACGTATCGAGATCAACCCACGTTTGCAGATCAGACGCGCATGCGTCAATTTCTCGAAACGTTTCACATCTGGTTGCCGACGACGGCAGCCCAACATTTGGCCTACACCTACACGAGTGAAATGGGAGGAGAAGCGTTGACATGGGCGTGTCTGAACAAAGCCAATTTGTTTTACTTTTGGTTCACGTTTCACAACCACGTCAATCGTCGACTGGGCAAAGAAGAACAGACGCTGCAACGCGTCAAAGAATTGTACAAGACAAATTAATTTTTCAAAAAATGTTGTGTAATTCAAGATGATAAAGAATTGGTCAAGAACAATAGAAAAATGTCGGATGAAATCGCGGCGGTACCCGAAGACGACTTGCTCGTCAGCAGCGAAGAAGAGTTGGATGACTATTTCGATTACGATGGAGACGCGGCCATTGTCGAATATCGCAGCAGCAGCGGTGGCGATGACGACGATGACGATCCAGACGAGATGACAACCAAAAAAAGACGATATATATTTCCGAAACCTATCCACTATAATTTGTTCGAGTCGACGGACGATATCGATAAAATGTTCAACAATCACGTCCAAGTGTACACGATACCTCAGCGATGGAACACGAGGCATCCGACGGTGCCGTCACGCGTCGTCAACGTGAAACTCTGTCGACTCTATTTGCTAAAGAAACCGTGCGTCTACAATAATCTGTGTAAATTCGCGCATCATTTTACCAATATTACCCGATGTAAATACGATTTTTGCAAGAAAACTAAACTGATCGGTCCCGGGGTGTTTGTCAACGAAAGTCACAACATGTGCCGACTGAGGCATCACACGGAATCGCTCAATTCTTTCATCTATAGAACCAAACAGACGACCGTCTTTGATCTTCGATTGACTATTTTTAGCGAATTTGTCGACGAATTCAGGAAGCATTTCGTCTTTCCCATGAAATGTAAATCGTTGCACGTGACGATCGTTTCGCGAGACGTCGAAGCCGCCGCCGCTACGGGTTAGTAGTGGTGGTGGTTAAATCTCGAACGCGTTCGTTGGCATTGATGATGCGCCCTCCGTGTTCGAGATATTCTTTTTTGCGAGACAAGTAGTGCAAATTCATGATGGCGTGCTGGTCGACCACGTCGACGACGACGGGCACGTTTTTCGTTCGCATGACTCTGCCCAGAAATTGGATATAGTATTGAACCATGTCGGCAGCGACGAGTAGGGAATCCAATTTGGGAAAATCGAAACCCGTCCCGATTTTGCCAACGGTGCCGATCAAAATGTCGCACTGTTTGTCGTACGTGTGCACGTTGCCCGTGAGGAGGCTGACGACGCGCGACGGTCGCACGGTCAAAAGTAAATCGCGCAACGCTTCACCGTGAGCCACGCGTTTGACGAGCACGAGCCACGTGCGGTCAGCGGGGAACGTTTGAATAATGTCGACCAGTAAACGATGACGCTGCACGTTGGTGGCTTGCTGTTCCAACATGTAGTTCCAGTCGAGTTTGCCGTAAATGCGCCGCTCGAGCATCACTATGCCCGTGTACACCGTGTAGATATCGTGTTTTTTGAACAATTTTTTCACGATGAAATTTTCACCGTAAAAAAATTTAAACAAGACGTGCAGTTCATCGGGACGATAGGGTGTCGCCGTCAAGCCGATGAATCGTTTGGGACAGAATTTCAACAAATTCAAACTGCGTTTTTCGCTGAGCAACAAGTGGGTTTCATCGGTGACGAGCACGTGATCGACCGGGATGTCGTTTAATTTGTGAACGTTGGCAATGTTGATGATGCCAAAATGATAGTCGGTGCCCGTGTAGCCTGGCAAGTCGACGACGAGAGCATCGCCGCTGCAAAACGTGGCGATCGATTCGCGCCATTGTTGAACCAAACAGACGCGATGACAGACGATGATGGCCGGCAAGCGAAGAGAGCACACCAACGACAGGGTGGTTATGGTTTTCCCGAAACCGGGAAAACAGCTAATCATGACAACGTGCGTTTCGGCCAATTTGATGCGAGCATTTTGATGAATATTGACCTGTTCGGGACGCAACGTGCCCGTGAATCGGGGAAACGAGAGACAAGGTCGATACAAGCGATTGTTGCCGCTCGTCGGTACGGCCGAGAAAGGGACACTGAACGTCGGCCAAACACCGTCGACAAAACACACGCGAGTCGTCTTGTCTTCGAGAACGACCGTAAAACGATCGCGTAGACGTTGTTCGTCTTCGACGCGTTTCAAAACGACACGCGTACTCATTATCTTTATGTTGTAGGCGATGAGGCTTTCTGATGCAAACTTAAAGCACGGCCGGAGTGAAACTCTTGGCACTGGCACGAGCCAAAAAGACGGCGGGATCGATGAGTTTCTTGGTGGTGACGGCCGATGCCGGCAAGTAGCCGTACTTGATGTACTGTTCGATTTGAGGTCCCGGATCGAGACTGTAGCACGCGCGACACGACGTGATACTGAAATCTTGGAATGCCGAACCGACCATAGCATCAGCCGTTCGAGGTTTCTTGCTGAAAATTTCAAACATGTAGGCCGGACGCAGACCGACTTTGACGTTTTGCGGTTCCACTAAAAACTGAATGGAATCCAATTTGGCTACCGTCATGTACGAGGTGAGCAAATGATCGAAACGAGACGCGTACGAAAAATGACAACCCAACGGGAAATATTTCGAGTAATTGTAATTGAAACCGTGAGGAGTGGAATCGAGACCCGTATAGCCTTCTTTGTACCAGTAGGCTACGAGATCTTTGGCGGCGCTGAAGGCTTGCGTTCTATCGGCAATCTGAGCGCCCTTGTAACCGTGCTGTTTCAATACGTCCAACGTCATAGCCGGCCACATGGTGCCGTTAGCGGGTACGCTACCGTCGCGAATGATTTGCATGACTCGATTGACTTGTTGGAACAAATTCTGTTCGAAAGCGTTGGTTTGCGTGCGCAATTCCATGAGTTTATCGAAATCCAGACCCAATCCCTGTTCCGATTTGGGAGCCAAGAGCAGACCGAGTTTAGTGTTGACGGCCACCGATTTGCCGACGGTCCACCACAATCCGCAACCGACTAAAGGGTACGTCCAGTAGCCGCGATAATCGCGCGGAGAAACGTCGGCGCAAATGTTGGGCGGGAAACCGCCGGGACAGTCGTCTTTCAGGTCGGTCGTCAAGTATTCGCGCACAAAGCCGCTACGTGACGCCGAAGCGGGAGCTTTATTGCCGATCGTGTACGTTCCGTCGCGATAGCAACGTTTAAAGGTGCCCTTGGATTGAGATCCACCATACGAGCCGTCGCTGACGACGGTCAAACATTTTTCGTCGGGGAATTCGCAAGCCGTCGAAGAGCAATCTTGAGGATACCACCACGGTGGATTGCGACGCGACATGTTGAGTGGCTGACCACCGGACGTCAGACCGGGTTGCATTTCGTCGAAAAACGGATCGGGTTTACTGCTGCACAAATCGGGGACGGCGTATTCGCCCGGATAGACGAAACCTTCGTAAAAAGAATCGTTGGGAAATCCTTTCATGCCCGACATGCCGTTTCGAACGATGGTATCTTTGCGATAATTGCTATCGGGATTGTTGGTATCATAGGCGCGTTTCATGAGCCACGCGTTGGTCAAATTGACGACCATGTAGGGCCACGTGGGACAGTCCAAAAGTTCTTTGGCTTGCAATCGATTAGGACTGTAGATGCATTCTTTGTGAGCGATACGCAAACAATCGCACACGTTGCCGTCAAATAGTCGCGAGTAGTCGAGTTTGGCGTCGGAATCGATGGCCGTCAACAAAGGCATACGATCGGTTTTGTAGTTGGACGCTGAGGCTTTTTCTTTGCCTGGAATCCAATCGAGATAGTAGGCGTCTAAATTGTCGTAGATTTGTTCCAATTTGACCGGGTCAGTCAACGTCGTCATATTTGGCCACAATTGTTTGAAATATTTCGTTAAATTAGCGGCAAGTTTGGCGTCGACGGGTCCAGGCACGGGTACGGGCACGGGTCCGGGCGCGGGTCCGGGTCCCGGTACTGGAGGTTTCATCGTACTATCGGGAGCATTGATGTAGGTGGGGATTGTAAACTCGGGAAACGTCATCATGTCCGGTCTGGGCCAATAGTTGCCGATGGGAAAGCCTAGCGACTGTTCCGAATAGGCACCGTAAGGCGTGTAGGCCGCGATGGGGGGTTGGGGTGGATTAGGTAAATCGATCGTCGCCGGTAGAATGGCACCGTTAAACATGAGAGGCGCGCCACCGTACAGACCGTACGTGGGTTCAGCCGGTGGTAACGGTGCAGGTGACCGTCTTTTCTCTGTAAAGGCAAAAACTCCGAGTACTCCCAAGATCACCACGAAAAACATAATCAACCATAACTGATTATTCATAATTTATTAATTTAGAGAAATGAGGAACGAATATTATATAAAGACAGAGAGCATAGCTTCTTCGCTGGCCGTCCGGTCGTGTAATATATGTGTTGTGACAATGACTCTTTTTGCCGCATGTCAACGTCGAGGAATTTGTTTGAAATTCGACGCCAATTGGTCGGCTACGTGGAGGAATGACACGACCGCCGTGTGCGTGGTCGTCGTCACATCGACGGGTAATTTCGCTAAAGGTTACGAAACGTTATGGTTTGAAACGTCCAGTCATCAGTCGTTGGTCAACTATGTGTTTCAGTCGTGCGGCTATCGACCGTTGTGGTTAAACGAACGAGAATTTCAGTGCTGCGTGACTCGCATCGAACAAGACCCGTGTCAATGTTCAACGTGCGGTAAAAGCGTCAAAAATGAACGAGCCATGAAACGCCACAGAAAACTCTATCATTTTAAAAATTAACCAAAACTTTTAAAATGACACTATTCAAAGATCTTTAATGAGCGTCACGGGTCGCCGATCCGCTTCAGGTGGTGGTGGTGGTGGTGGCGTAAAAGATTGCGGTGGCATGGACCGGAAACTTTTACGACTCATCGGTAACGCTCTGGCTCTTCGAGGTAACACTGTGGGCGTGTACGCCTGCGTGAGCGACGATGGAGCTAAACGCGGCGGCGGTGGCGGAGGCGGTTCGACGAATGATGGCGGCGCTTCATCGGGAAAAGGACGCGACTCTTCATCTGGACGAGCAGATTCGCTCGTTTGCGTCAACATGACGTGAGCTGGCATTGGTACTGGTACTGGTGGTGAAACGGTTACCGGCTTAGGAGAAGCAGGAGCAGGAAGACGAAAGGAGCGCAGAGGACGTCTGACGGGAGCCGGTCGTTTCATGGCTTCGTAGACGACGACTGGTCGCTGTTGTTGAACGGTGGGGGTGACGGGTTTCGGATACGACAGCAAGTAGACTATCGCCAATAGACTGATGATGATTCCACCTACAAACACCTTTCTATTCATCATTTTATATTATTTATTTTCTTCAGAAATTTGGTCATTGGATTTGACCCAGATTCCGATATTGATGTGTTCATTGTTACTCTCAATCACCATCGGCTGATGTTTATTCAAGTAGATTTTCAGTTGAGGTCCAAAAGTGGCGATTTTGTTGGTACTTTTGATGTTGTTGGCATTGAAACGTTGAGGCGGCGATAGCGGTTCACTGGCTTCACCGATAATGGTGGAACATTCGATGATTTCGTTGACTTGGAAAGCAAATTTGAGACTCTGTTCGCTGCGTGAAATGTCGATCCATCCGGGTTGCATTTGAATGTTGCGACAAATGCTGAGGTATTCTTCGTTGGAAACGTTGACGGGATCGGTGATGCGTTCACCGAATTCGAGTAGCTGATTCTGAACGAGAGTCACTTTGATTTTAGCGTTGGATTTCACTTTGGGATAGTCGTTGGTTTGACTATTTTTCGACGTCTTTTGAGTCTTAATGATTTGAATGCAAATATTTCCGGGAAGAGTGTCGTCCGTGTCGTCGCTGAGAACGGTGAAAACAACGTCGTCCGTCTTTTTGGCGTTTTTGAACGTCGTTTTCAGGTACTCTAGACTGATGCCAATGTTGAGCTCTTCCACGTCGCCGGTCAACGTGTACGTATCGAAAGCCTCTTTGGTCACTTTGGCATTGGCGTGAATGTGGTGTTGGACATTGGTATAGATTTGCAGACCGTTGTTGCGAATTTTGAAACACGTTTGCCGGATGCGAGGATTTTTGTCGCACAAAGGACTAATTTGTAAATGTAAATCAAAGAGATTCTTGTAAAAGAGTCCCTTGGCTCGAGACACGGCTTCGAAAAGGACACGTTGTTGCTGCTGATCTACGTGCATCATCGTCGTATCTTTTTGTATTGTAAAACGACAAACTCTTAACTCTCTAATAATAAAAAATGAACAAAATTCTGGTCCTGGCGTGCATCGCGTTATCGTTGGCTCTCTTCTATTTCAAGCGCAAACACGATCAGTGCCGCCGAGAATTAGAGAAACAAAAACGACTCGTCAAATCGCTGATGGAGGGCATCGAATTGGAACCTTCGCCAGCTGAAGAAACGTCGCAACTCATGAATCTGGCCACGACAGCCATCACGCCTCTCATTTCGTTCATAGGACCTAATCTTTTGAAAAAGAAGAACGATTTTTTAAAGGAAACTATCGATACGAGTGATTACGAATTATCTCAGCAAATGCGTCAGCTAGACGAAATAGAAGAAGAAAATGATGATGATGAACCAGCGCCACCACCAACGCAGGCAAAGCTTGTATCCATGCCGGCGGCAACACCAAAACCCATGCCTGCAGCTGCTGCACGACCAACTCCACCTCGCCCAGCATCGCCGCCGCCGCCCATGGTGCCTCCAGAAGTATTACTAGCGGCTTTGTGGTCCAGACAAGCCGAAGCGTTGGCCGGGACGTCGCCACTGCCGCGGACGTCGAAAATTACAGAAATTTTTGACGATCCACCGGCAGTAACAGCACCGCTTCCAGAACCACTGCCGGCAGTAGTAGAAGAGGTCAATGAACCAGAGGACATTGTTTCACAATTGGCCGATGCCGTGGCCGACGATGAACAACGCGACCTACCTGAGTTGTCGAGTAGTCTACCGGACACACGCGACGTCACGGGTCTACCTGACGCCTTGAAACGCGAAGCCGACGCCATTGACGAGGAAATTCGACAATTTACCCACGACAATGAAGATGAAGTTGTGACCACCACAGTGGAAAAACCTTTAGCCGCACAACAGGCGAAAAAGAACAAAAAACGAAAACCCTTGTACAAACATCCGGCCTTACAACCCGATTTTTTCTGTCAAGACGGTGTTTGCTCCATTAAGCCAAAATAAAAAAATTCAGTAATTTGTGTGTATCTGTATGCGTGTATATCATATAATAAATGAAGGAAGTCGCGGTCGATATCGCCACGGCGCCGCCTCGTCACAATTTTCCATTCGAATACGTCAACGACCTGTCGGAATTGAACAGAAAACGCATAGTAAAGGTGGAAGAAACTCGAAAAGATGTACGCGACACCTTCGCCAAATACGAAAAGAAATTGGGCAGACAAAAAGGCTGGGCTAACTTTAACGAATCGATACGTTCGCTCGTCAACGTGTGCGCCATTCCCCTAGTGGCTACGGCCGTCATCTTCCCCATTTCAGTAGGCGTCACCGTACCCTTGGCTATTGGCGGACTAGCGGTGACGAGTTGCTGCGATCTCGCCGAAGAACGCAACAAAAATAAACAGACGCGATACGCCAGTATAGTCGCCAGATCGCAAGCGACACTGTCGCATCTCGATCACGTCGTCGACAACGTGCTCACCGACGGCATCGTCACCCAAGCCGAGTACGAAATCGTTCTCAAGAGTTATACCGATTTTAAAAAAAATATCCTCTGATTAAAAGCAAGTTGATATCTTACACATTCTTTCTTTATGTCTAAGTTAATATGTGTTCCGCCGTAACCAATACCACCATGATGCCTTCATCTTACGACAACGGTTCCTTCTTTTGCACCACAAGAACAATGGTGGGAAAGACTAGATTTGCCAGCGGTAAAGAAATAAAATTGAACATTGTAGAATGTATGGAATTGTTTTCCAAATACATCTTCAACGACAAAAAGGTTAACAGCATCATCCAATTGCGGACGGGTTTCAAAAACGCCTTCACTTGCGACCTCTACCTTCTCAGTTTCAACAAGCAAATTTCCATGAAAATTTGTAAAAACGGTTCCTTTCAATTCACAGGCAATATTACCCTTCAGTGCGCTTACGAAGCCATTCAGTATGTTATCTCTTTACTTAAACTATTGTATCCCAAAATGTACGAAAATGATACTTGCGAAATTTATATTTACGAAGTTATGAGTAATTTTGTCCTTGACCTTAATCGTCCTATTGAACCCGACAGTCTAATGACTTTTTTCCAAACGATAGCTCCTCACTATAATAACTACACGTGCTTCAATTCACAAACATCCGGCACGTTCACGTGCAAGTACAACGTCGGAACGACCGAGGTCATGCACCGTAACGTCAGCTTCTTTGACGAAGTCAGCTTTGTAGAGCACGTGCCTTACAAAGATTGCGTCAGCAGTAAAAAATTGGGTCTAGATGAACGCAAAGACTATTACATCACTTTTCTCGTTTTTCAATCGGGAAAAGTTATTGTGAGTGGCATCAACGAGACGATCGTCGAACGCGTGTGTCGCGATTTTTGTCTCGTCGTGAAAAACTATTTCGACACGATCGCCGACAGTGGCGGCTGCATATTTCAGCACCAGCCATTGGAAATCTCCAAAAAGATCATGAAACGAACGTGTTACGAAAAAATTTCACTCGTCAAAATCGAAGACGATCAATATATAATTGTCCGCGGCAAATCAAACTACGTCAACAGCCGCAAATCCAAACTCGCCTCCAAATATTCGTTGTGTAAGACTATTTACGAAAACGACTGTTTGAACATTAACGTTTGCAAAGAACTGAAAAATATGCTGAAAAACGATAAGAACGTACACTTTAGCAATGTGGGAATGACGACAAGTCTAGACGAGAGCATCATTATTAGCCACATGGAAAAGTGTAACACGGCACCAGTAGAAGTACCAGTGGCCGGCGGCACATCAGTGGCTGTCGGTTAAATTTCAAAAATTTTAACATCTTTGAAATTTTATTCAATGTCCCAATCGCTGTCGATCGACGGCCACACTGTTGGCGTGAAACGACAGGAAAGTGTAAAACAAGACCATCAATTTAAAAGGAATCGTTTCCAAGTCGAGAACCATGTTGATGTAGTCGTCTTCATCGCAAAGAACGGCACCGACTTTGGTCGCCGTTTCGTCGACAAAATGGTCCACAATTTCCATCATGATACATTGCATGTCTAATGTTTTGTTACATTTCAAAATGAAGGCTCGCATTTCTCTCGGGTCGACATCCATGTATTTTATCGAGGCTTGTTTAATACACTGATATAACTGAGACATTTATATTATAATTTTTAATTCTTTGGCCTTTTCAAAATCTTCGTCAGTCAAAGGCGTAACTTGACCATCACCCAGATATTTACCAACCACGGATTTCTTATCCAAAACGAAACCCTCGTACACGTACAGTCCGTACTCGTTCTTTTGCATAGTGATGGTCTGAGAAGGGAAAAGATTCTTAATCAATCGATCACCGGCTTTGACCACAAATGGAACCAAAAGTTTAGTCTGATGGTGAGGATGAACCAAATCTGGACGTTGAGATTTTTTCTTAGATTTTTGTACAGGTTCTGAAAGTGGCGGCGATCGGTCCACTCCCGACGATGGCGCTTTGCGTTTGGGACCGACGGTGAATTTACGAGGCGACGTTTGCTTGCGTTTACGTTCCGATGATCCGACGAGAGACATTTCCGACATGAGCTGATGCAGAGGAACCGGGGGATGGGGGGTAAGAAAGCGACGACGAACGGCGACGGCGATTTTTCGACGCGGCGGCGAAGGTGAAGGCGTCAGAGGCAAAGAATCTACTGGAAATAATTGTCTGACGTGTGACGGTTTAGATGTATCCATGCTCTTTCAGTTTCAAATCCAAAAACGATTCAATATCAATGACTGTATAGGGAACTTCAATCAAAACAATATTGTTTTTCAAACACAAATCTCTTTTAATTTGATCCCTATACTTTTGATTGAGAAAAGCGTCACGCGACGAGTGAAAATGAGGCACGTAGTGGTAATGCTGTTTACCTTGATATTCTACGGCGAGAGCCAGCTCAGCGTTGTAGCAGTCCAATTCGAGATCGACTTTAGTGACGGGATTGCGCAAAAAAGTGGGACGCTTTTTGGGAAAGGGTCGATTGAAGCGCTCCTCCAAGTGACGTCGGCAAGCCAATTCACCGCGACTGTCGGCCGGCGCGGTTGAAGTACTAATGGACGTGTCTACTGGTCTGAAAGCGTGAGGAAAACGTTGGCGCCAATCGCTGCCGAGCAAATGGGGGTCGCTAGTGCCGCGAACGCCGCGGGCACGTCTGAAAATGGCGTACACGCACAGCGTGACAAAGGCAATGAGAAACAAACGACCTTTGCCAATGTTTCGCCACCAGGATGTCGGCTTTTTTCTCATGTCATAAAAAGATTTTATTAATGAGAACCCTAGTGAAATAATTAATCTTAATTTTTCCAGAATAAAATAATTCGAGGAGACATTTGGGATGAATGAAACCGCAGCCGGTAGATTCGGCATCGTTTCCCGTATTTATCCTAGGTAAAACGTCAACGGCGTCAACGTGAGCGAAAAACACGCACACTTGACGGCTAATGTTTTTGTACTTGAATTTGAACATGTTGCGCGTCAGTTGACTCTTATCCAACTTGAGGTTGGTCTCTTCGAAAAGTTCACGAACGGCGCACTCGCGCAACGATTCGCTTTCGTTGACGATGCCTTTCGGAATACCCCAGTAGAGATTGTACGATTGATTGATTAAAATACCGCGACGACTGACGACGCAAACGCCGGCACACTGTTTGGGTTTGTCGTCATCTTCGTAGAAATCGGCCGTGTCCTTATAGTCCACGTTCAAGACGCATTGGCAATTTCTGAAACAGGTAATTGCCATTTAATTCTTTTTCGAGCTTCTTGAGCGTCTTTTTCTTTCCAGTATTTCTTGACTTCGCGCTCAAATATCTTGATCCATTTTTCGTAGGACGACGTCAGCGACGTTTGGCAAATCTTGTAATACATGTTGATTTTGAATTCCACGGATTTACTCGAGCGAAAAGCCATGGCGTCCGATTGAGGTGTCAACTCTGCCGACGGTAACTGCTGATAAAAGACGCTGTCGACGTACGTGTCAATGACGGCATCTGGTGGCGGAGGTTGGATGGCGCCTAGCGTGTAGACGCGTCGAGGTTTGACTATGACGTGCGTCGAGAATTGGACGAGAAATTCAAAGAGCTGTTTGGGTGTTTTACTGTCGGCTCCGCGTCGCAACGTTTGCAAATACTGACGCGGCTGATCGACGTCGTGTTTGTAAAAACTCTCCAGCACCTTGACGACAATGTCAAAGAAGGCGAATTTACCCGGCTCTTGGTGACAGTAGAGAAAAAAGACAAACATGTCGTAGCCGGGACGCAAATGTTCGTAGATGCCTTTCTTTTCGAGCTGTCGCATGCCCCACGTTTCACCGGTGACGCTATCGCTGCCGCACGACATGCCAAAATCGATAATGACGGGATTGAAACAATTGGAAAAAGACACGTGATATTGATCGAAAAGAATTTGCGTTTTTTTACTAGAAAAATGAATCAAGACGTTTTCCAAATGTAAATCGTAGTGCCCGAAACGGAAGGCCGATTGAGCCATTTCAAGCGCGACGCACATTTGCATGGTGAGCGTGATGAATTTTTGACGCGACATTTTCGACATGGCCGATTTGAAGGTTTCACCGTCGACGAAACGCGTCAAGTTGTAGGGTCCTGAATTGCGATGAAACGAGGCGTACGTTTCGACAAACATGGGCACGTTGAGAGCGTTGAGGTGCTGTCCGGCCACGTACTCGCGTCGGGCGTGATCAAACAGTGCCGGCTTGTTGAAATGCTTGAGAACGACGCGATGATCGACGTCGTCGTGACGGACAGTAGCCGTGTACACTCGTCCCTGCTTGTTGGTCAAATTGTTCATGGCCTGTACGCGCGTCATCCATTCGTGCATTTTGTAGGGTCGCTGGTGTCGCGGATGTTGACAGCCGTCCAAGGGACCGCACCCGCACGCGTCACTCGTTTTCATTACCAAATCTTGACAAATAGCCGGTGTCAACATGATTTTTTATTCTCTCCTCACAGTTTAATTTAGTTAAAAGTAGTCCATCATTAAGAAAACCATTACCATGATTTCGAAATCCAAATTATCCATCCTTAATGCTATCAATCAATTCATGTCGGACGACTTTTTGTTTGGCAACGTGGACCTGATCGAGAAATGGCACAGCGGCGAGACTCAGAAACGCGTGGGATTGATGTTGGGCTTGAAACAGAGAGAAGTCGTCCAGGGACCTCAGCGAAACATTAGCGCTTACCTCTTTTTTTGCGAGTCGAAACGTCGCGAGATTTTGGAAACCAATCCCGGCATCAAACCCAACAAGGTCATGATTCTTTTCGGAGAGTCGTGGCGCAATTTGAGCGACCAGGAGAAACAACCGTTTATCGACAAGGCTATGGTCGACAGGGAGCGCTACAACAAGTATTTGGAGAGTAAAGTGCGACCGAAAAAGAACGCCCGACCGAGTATTTATAATTTGTTTTGTACCGACGAACGACGCGCCATCAAAAAGGATCATCCCGACATGAACGCGTCCGACGTCAGACGAGAGCTAGGCAAAAGATGGAAGGCCGTCAAAGAAACGAATCCAGATCTTTTGAAAGAGAAATATGGATACGTGATTGAAGAGAGTCAAGATGTGGTAGGAAATCTCTAAATAATATCGTTCAACAGCTGACAAATGGCTCGATCGAATTTAGATTGATATTTGGCGACGATGGCGGCGGGTAGAGGGATGCAACGATGCTGTAAAATGAGCGACCAGTCCAACCGGTGACCGTAAATATCGATGATATCGGTGGCGAGTTCGGGTTCGCGGCTCATTTTTTTCCAATCAACCAGCGATTCGACGAGTTTCAATTTAAAGCTTTCGGGCACGTGCACGGGGAACGAGATGTGAAGCGGTAGCTGTTTAAAAAGATTCGGCCAGTCGATGGTATTTTGAAACGAGTAGTCCACCATGAGAGCGAGAGCAAATTTGTGAACGTCTGTGCGCAACAAGCGTTCACATTGATCGTACCTGGCTTGAGACATGATGAGCGCGCGCAGTCTCTCTCAAATAGCTTTATGTAGATGAAATCAAATATTTCTAAAAAATTTTCACACTTTTTTAGAAATGTATTTCTTGGGGAATAGATTTCAGAATGCGTTCGACAACGGTGGGTGACAATTCCAATTTGGTACAGAAATCCACGAGAACAATAGAGGGATTGTATTGCCGGCGAATGTAAATGAAAACAAAAGCGGCGACAATCATGTACATGCGTCGATTGATTTTCGTACGAATAAAAGCCATAATATCGGGACGATTGATGAATTTCAAAAAGGTCTCGTCCCTTTCGAGACCGATGTGTTTGAAAATCATGTCGGCCGTGTCCGAGTACGACTCGCGCAGGTAGCACAATTCGGGTATTTTTAGTTTGACTAAATTGAAGCCTTTATTGGCGAAATGATTGGTCAAGCCAAACCACCTGATGACCGTGTCGTAACTTTGAGGACATTTTTTCAGCATCAAGACGTGAAAGAGCGACGCGCAAATGATGGCTTTTCGGTAGTTTCCGCGATGAATACGTTGATTACAGGCCATGATAAAGTACTTGTTGGTCATTTCGACAATTTCCGGACTGAGATTTAAAAATTCCATTTCTTTACGAATGCCAATGTTGGCCTTTTGTTGAATTTGGTCCTGGTTGGTGTTTTGACACGTCATTTGTTGACGACAACGATTGCAAAATGTCCCGTCATTATTTTCAAAGTAGACGTGCTGACATTCAACGTCGACATGGTCGACTGGTTGAACGTCTCGATCTTTTGACGATAAATAATTTTCAAATAGACAAAACATTTCGTTTTCGTTTTTACCTTCTGCGCACGCTTTTAAGTTTCAATTTAACTCCGTAAAGCATTACGACAAGTAGGACGGCGACAGCTATAGGAATGCCGTAAGTGGACCAAGCCGACTCTTTGGCTAGGGGACGTAAATCGAACGTGATCACTCCACCGCACTGGGCTTGCTTGTAATGAAAGGGTCGTTCGAGTTGCACATGTTTATTGTGACGATGCGTCGCGATTTTAAAGTAGCCATCGTTCGGTCCCCATTGCGGGCCCCAAGTGTTGCGACAAATCCAGTAGGGAACCGATTCGTAGGTGAAAGAACTGGTTTGCACGTCGGCGGCGACACCCCAACCGACGATGACGACCGTGATGGCGCCGACGAGAGACGCGGGAGACGCGAATTTGGTGTGCGGATGATGAGTGACGACACGATCGAGATAGATGCCGTGTTCACCGAAATGACCCGACAAGAAATTGGAGTAGACCAACATACCGGCTATGACGGGTCCTTGAGTGACGATCGCTTGTTTGATGGCGTCAATGTCCGTCAGCCAGCGCACATTGTCGACGGTGGCTTGAATTTTAGAGAGACACGAGCAACGCGGCGTGGTCGACGACGACAATTGACTGACAAGTTGCGCGGCATTACCTTCGGCCGAGTGACATTTCATGCAAGGTGTGTAGTCGAACGCGGGTTCGCCGTGAACGATGCGTCGATCTTGCAGAGTCGAGACGACGGTGACGGCGAAATTGTTGGCACACGTTCCCTGATGACGGGCGACGGGAAGAGACACGTGATGACGCCAATCGAATTCGACGGGAAAGACATTTTGATGAGCAGCAGCAGCGACCGTGGCGGCAATGTACTTGTTGAATTGCAAATCGGTTTTGTAGAGACTGAAAATGGGACAATCTTCGCCGCCGTGGTCGTTGTCGCTGCGATGTTGCCGCACGATTTTATCGACGGCCGTGTGTTTGACGGGTTGCGCTGCAGGATGAGCGGGATGCAGAGGAACTACTTCTTTCGCCATGATGGAATGCGATTGTCTGGCCGGTGAGTGGGCGAGAACATCGGAAAACTGGGGCATTTGCGTCAACGGTTGACCGTGAGCGTGCGGGTAGTCACGAGGTGGTTTTTCTTTTTCGTAATGAGAGGTTTTATCCATACTTTTATTGTTCAGAGGTTGATTTCCCTGAAGCTGAGAATACGTCAGATAATTGTTCATAATTTATTCTACATTTACCTGAAATAAAAAAAGGTAAATCAGTCTCGACATTGAAACGATGCCCAGCGCATGGAACTAAAAAGAAACCCATTGTGGGTTATTTAAGCTGTGTTGCTGACAATGCCAAGTAGTCGTGGAATTGAAACGGTGACGAACGCTCGTGTTTTGAAAGTTGCATCAAACGTTCACCATGTCGGAAAATTTAGTCAGTACCATTTTAGAACTACTCAATGACTTGGTTAAAGCACAACAAAATACAGTGGACGCATTTATAGATAGAATATCTGTCAGGTATTCTCTGAACGAATTGGAACTGCGAACGTTGTGGAATGGCAGTGACCCTGATACTGTAGCGACTTTAGTCAACGACGACAACAAGTGCACTCACACGTTCACCAAAGGTCAACGTATCGGGCAACAGTGCGGTCAAAAGAATTCCGGAAACACGACGAAATGCAGCAAACACCAAAAGAAATTGAAAGAGCAACGATCGACGACCGCCGCCTCGACCACCATCACGACGTCGTCGACAACCGTGACCGACGACGGCATGCGAGACATTCCTCTGATGTTTAGTAAAATCACTAGCGTTTTGGCTTCGGATACGGAAGACTCTTCGGATTAAATTTCAAAAACACATTATATATTTTTGAAATTTTTTAATAACGACGACCCCAAGAAGCGCCCACGACTACTGGAGCTGGATTTGGAGCTGGAGCTGGAGCTGGAGCTGGATTTGGATTTGGCGGAGGTGCTGGATTTGGATTTGGCGGAGGTGCTGGATTTGGATTTGGCGGAGGTGCTGGAGCTCTCGAATTTCGTTCTTGTACAATGAGATCAATGTCAAAGACTTTTTGATTAAACGGTTTAAATTCTGAATTGATGACGGCCTTCACGTCGACGCTCATAACATCTTTAGTCAATAGATAGTTTGGTGGAATGGCCGGAGTCGTTCCCTCGGGCATGTACAATGGCATACGCATGGGATCGAGTCGCATGAGGGCCGTTTGACTGTAGGCATTTTCGACGAGATGCAACAGTTCATAGCCGACGATGGCGTCTCCGTCCAATTCCATTTGAGCTTCGCGCAAAAATTGCAACGTATTGTAGCCGCGATTGCGAGCCAATTGAGCCAGAAATTTATCGCCCGTGTCGCCGCAACCGTAGTAGACCAACGTCTTTTTAGTGACACCGTTGACGGCTCGAGTGTCGTACCTCAGAGATTTACCGGCGGCCATTTCGCCGACGAGTCGATCGAGAGCTTTGGCTTTGTAGCGAATAGTGTTGGCAAAATAGTTGAAGATTTTATCGCAACCGGGATTGTTGCTGGTCGCTCGTTTGTTGACGGCGCACACGCTGACAAAAGCATCGGCTGTAAATTCAGCCGATTCCGAATCGCGACGCAAAAACGACTGGAAATCACGACCGCCGTACAAAACGATTTGGTCGTTGGCGGCACCCAACAGTTTCATGGCGTGCACTTTGTTGTAGGCCACCAAGGTTTTACCCAACGGCAAGTAGAGTCCCGAACCGCGAACGGGATAGTAATAGGTGCCGACAAAAAGAGTCGGGTCGGCGAAAAACGAGTACATGGGTCCGAAACGAATGACTTCCAAATAGGGTCCAACTTGACCCAAAACATTGGCGTCTTGATCGAGAGTCACGCCGTTGGGTACGCGGAAAAACTGATTCGTCACATCGCGACGAGGTGTAATGGGCGTGGCTGGTTGAATTTCCGGAGGCATTTTGTAGTAGATTTCCAATTTTTGGTAGCGACCGACGAGATCGGCTTCGCTCATCGACGACCACGATGTCGCCGGTGAATTGGGATAGACGAGTTTAAAGTATTCGACCAATCGATCTTTTTCCGTAGCCGGTTTCAAAGCGCCCGAAGCGATAGCCGCTTTGACTTGATCCAATTCATTGAAAATGGGCGATTCGGGCTGTCCAAAACGGACGATATTGTTGCACGTCAACAAAACCGAATCGCCGACCCAGTTCAAGACACCGCCTTTCGTCTGACATTCCTCTTTGGATTTAAACATGATTTCTTGCGACGTGGGGAACGCGCCGTTCGGGGTCGGACCCGGTTTCGGAGGAGTGGTACCCCCGCCACCACCACCACCACCACCGGGAGTAGGACTTCCGCCGCCACCACCACCACCACCTGGAGACGGACTACTGCCGCCATCTCTACCAAAAGGGATCGTCATCCACATGAGCCAAGGAGTCACAATCATAATTATTATTATGGCGATGATTTGACTTCTTTCTAACATTTATTATTTAAAAAATCAAAGGATGGTATCGTTTTAAAATAGGATTGTATAACGGCGTCGGGGACAATGCCTGATTCTTGACATTTGGCGTCGTAAACTTGTTGGTAGCAAGCGAGAATTTCAGGCGTTTCCAACTCGATAATTTCACCATGAGTTTTAATCATGATCGTTTTAAATTTTTCGATTTGCTCCAAGTGTTGAGTGTACAGAGCGGCGATGGTGGCCATTTTGTTGCGTTTGACAATGTACGTTTCAACGGGATCTTTGGCTTTGGTTTCGTCAACGTCGTCCAGTAGCGCTTTGGTTCGATCTTGAAGTTCTCGAGTCGTGTCCTGTTCGCTGGCCTCGGCGCGTTTTCGCATCTCTTTTTCGGCCTGTTGATAGTCGTCATCGAGAACAACCTTATCGACGACTTTACCCATGATGGCTTCACAGATGGGGAAAGGACGACCGACGACGACGGTGTGAATCTTGTTGCAACTGTCTGTTTTTCTGATGATTTTTCTGGCAGCCGTAGCCGCTTCTTCTTCGGTGGCGTAGACGCCTCTAATTTTGGCGAAAGCCAACACGTTGTACTTGTTGATGCCGCCGGGAGCGGCTGGGAAAAAACTAAAAAGAGCATACTTTTGACCTTCGATGGGTGGATCTTGAACGGCGCGTTCCACCTGCGGGTAGTCGACAATGTGCAATGCGGCGCAAGCGGCTCGCGTTTCTTCCAACGTCAAAGGCGGCACAAACGGGTCCGGTTGCCATCTTTCTTTTTTCAATCTTAGACTCATTATAATAATATAATAATTTCTTAGTACAAGCTCACTTTTTAAACTCTCAATTTACAAAACAGGGAAACCCATTGTACCGCCGGCAATGCGGATAATATTGTTGACGATGACGGTGACTATAAATTCGAACGTCTGACCGAAATTGGTGCCCGACAAGACGGGGCCTGTGCCGTTACTGGCTATGATGGCGTCATCGCTAGCAGCTGGCACCAAGCTGACGTTGGACAATTTACCGTAATTGGTACTGCCCATGGGATCGAGATCGTTGAATTTCAACGAATACGAATACAAATGGTAGCCAGTGTCGGTGGGACAAGCTGGAGCGTGATAGTAGGGATTGACTAGACTGAAATAATCGCTACCCATGTTGGAAAAACGATTGGAATTCTCGTAGATGAGCGTCGTGTGCTTGATGGGATCGCGAGCGTAGCGGCTTTCGTAATCGATAGCTGTAGTAGTTGGAGTGACGACGGGAGAGGCAGTCGTGTAATTGGACCACTGATTGGCAAATGTGGAATTGCGAACCTGGAAAAAGAGGGCTTTGACGGCGTGATTGAAACGAACGTCGTAGCTAGGAACTGGATTGGCTTTGGGATTGAACGATTGACGAGGAGCGATTTGAACTTGTTCAATCAAAATGGTACGTTGAGATTTACCCATCAGAATACGTTCCTTGTTGCTGACGATGGCGTAGTTGGCCCATACTTGAACGCTTTCCAAGACGGGAGCGGCATCGATATCGACACCGACAACAGGCACGTTGACTTGAGCTCCGGCGGCGGCTGCATTGTCCAAAATGAGCAATTCTTTCCAGTCGCGGAACTGGAAATTAATGTGCATCTCGTTGTAAGGGATGGCAGCGGTGGGTAGAGAGACGCCAACATCGCGAGTGAAAAAGAAGGGTAAAACGAGATTGAGCGTTTGACTAGGAATAGTGTCTCCTGGACCGTGAGGATCGATCATGTCGCCAATGTTGCCAATCATTTGATCGTAAGCGGCGCGTTTACTAGCTTCGACAGTGAACTGAGAATAGGCATCCAAATGATAATTGTGGATGGTGTGAGCAAACAAATCGTTGAAAGAAATGCTCGTCTCTCGAATGAGATTGTGCATGAAATTTTTGGTCCAACGAAGGCGACCGTTGGCGGCAAAGCTATTGGTAATTTTGAGAGTGACGGCGGGAACGACGACGCGAAGCCACACGTGAATGAGGTAGTCACCGGCGCGACTGACGCTGACACTCCACTCTTGCCCGAAACCGGCATTGCCGTTGTTGCGCGACAACAATACGGGAATCTGAGTGAACCAAGTCGATTTCAAGGTGGAGCGGACAAAGTAAACGATGGCATCGGGTCCCGAGTACATGTACTTTTCGATCTCATCCAATGTTGCAATATCAATAAATCCTGAAGTGATATTCGATTGCGCCATTTTTTGATAATATATTTATTATAACGCCAGAATAGATTTTTGTTGATTAAAAATTCCTAGTTTAGATGTAAAGATGGATAATATCTTGGAATTTCACAAACAAATAGAAACACATTTTAAGGAGGAAATTAGTCAGCTAGAAGGGTTGACGACTCGCGAACAACAAGTGTGCGACTACCTGTCGCAACCGTGGCTCTCGGAACGCGTTCGCAGTCACTTGATTGACGATCTGGACGAGATTCGTACCACCATTAAAAATATTAATTTTATTCGTTTCTATTTCGTAGAAATTCGTTCGATTCTCAAAGAGTACGTGCAGCTGATGCAAATGCCGACGGTGAACACGTTCTTCCAGAAAGAGGACGGCACCAAGCAGCAGCATCACGCGCGTAAAACGTACGTGGTGAAAAATTTTTGGGAAATTTTTGATTGCTACAAAAAGTACTACTACAACGTCAAAGTGGTCGATCAGCAAAAAGACGATCCGAACACGTGCCAGTATTGCGGTTCGACTCTCGGCTACTTTTTCGACGAAACAGTCAACATTTGCTACACGTGCAAATCGGAGAAAGTCTACTTTATACAGTCGAGCAATACGGACACGACGCGCGTCAATCCCAAATACATTTACGATCGAAACCAACATTTTCGCGACTGCATGATACGTTTTCAGGGTAAACAAAAGAACACTATACCTCCAACTATTTTAGAAAATATTAGTAACCATTTGAGCGACTATCGGTTGACGACCATCAGTCTCAGTCACGTGTGTATGATTATGAAAAATTTAGGCTACAGTAAGTACTATGACGACTACGTGTTGATTCACCATTTGATTACGGGTCAACCTCCGTGCGACATTTCCTTCATTGAAGAGCAGCTCTTGCAAGAATTTGACATCATCAATATGGAGTTGAAGAATTTCAAGGAATTGAATAAGAAAAATTTTAATACACAATACATCTTATTTTTACTACTAAAGCATCACAATATCAACGTTCACGCTGATCATTTCATGTTGATAAAATCCAATGAAAGAAAACTATTGACAGATAAAATTTGCAAAACTATCTTTAAATCGCTAGGTTGGAAGTTTAACAGTATCCTCTGAACACACTGCACACAATGTTGTTTCGCTTCTTCAAGAAACCCTTCTCATTGACTGCCGCTACGGTACCGACCATTCACGGTTTGTACGGCGTGACCAAGAAACGTGATGGAGAACTGGTGGCCATCAACGGAGACGGATACGCGTACGACATCAACGAAAAGAGAGTGTGCCAAGTGCCGACGTTTCCTCACATGGAATTCGTGGCCTACGGCGAATACATCAAAGGCGACGAAAACAAAGACGACGTTATTTATCTGTTTGAGACCAACAGTTTTCGAGTGGATTACACGAAACGACACGATTCCCTGAAAAAATTGGTCGACAACAAGATCCTATTTCTCAACAATTGCGTCTTTACGTCGTACCCGTTCAATTACATTCGAGATCATTACGATAGCGTCGATGAGGGCTTCATTTTAACGCGAGTTCACGGCAAAAGTCCCGTGTACAAATACAAAAAGTCCAACGACACGGTCGATTTCTACATCAAAGACGGCAAATGTTGGTGCCTCATTGCTCGAGCGCAGTACGACGAATTGAACGACACGCCTCCCGATACAGACGCCAATTATTTTCTGGTCGAATTCACACCGTGCAGCGAGTATCGTGGCGAGGAAACGGATTGCGTCGTCGAGTGCCACTGGAAGGAAGATGCCAATCAAGACGCGGCGTCAACCGATAAAGTCGGAGCGTGGTACGGTTACCGCGTGCGCCAGGACAAGACGGATCAATTCAAAGCCACCGGATGCGGACCGAACAATTGGAAAACGTGCATGGATCACTATGAAAATTTCTTGAATCCATTGACATTAGAAAAAATATTTTCCTTGTTGTAAAAGAAGCATAATAAATGGGAAATGCTAAATCGACTAACGTAGCTAAAGCAGTCGTAGATATCTATTCGAAAATAGCCGCTGAAACGGTACAGACGAGCACCATTAGTACGAGTAACACGCAAATCATCAGCGTCGACGGTAGCGGTGGCGATGTCAACATTAGCGGCAACACCATCACGCAAACGGCCAAAGTCAACATGACGGTATTGATGGACAGCATCAGTAATGTCGATTCGCAAAAAAGAATCGGCGTGCAACTCGATCAATTGGCGAAATCGTTGGTGAGCGGATTGAATTTTTTTACTTTTGACGATGCCAAGAATACGGCAGAATCTATCGTGAAAAGCCAAACGACCATCAACAACGCTATCCGTCAATCGTGCGTGTTGAACGCCAACAACGTGCAAAGCATCACCATCAAGAACGTCAAAGGTAGCGTCAACATTACCAACAACGTTCTGAGTCAGATGAGCGAAATATTCGACAAGTGCGCGCTGAAAAGCGTGCTCGGCGTGAAAGCCATCGACGACGTGCAACAACGATTGAATCAGGAAGCCGAATCGAAATTGGAAGGTTTCAATTTGGCCTGGTTAGCGGCGGCCGTTTTGGCTTTCGTGCTCGTGCCCGTGCTGGTCGCGGCGCGAGTCACGTCCAACGCTTTGCGTTTCGTTTTTCCTCTCATGATCGCCATCGGAGGCGTGTTTTTTGCCTTGTACTTTACCCTAGGAAAAACGTACATGAAATCGTCCAATTACACGCGACCGTTCAGAGACACCTGTACCGGTAATGTGGACGGTAGCGTTCCAAGGACGACTATCGTTCGGCAAGCCATGGATGCGTGCCTGAAATCGTCATCGTGTCGCGTCGTCGACGCTCGTCTGACGGAAACGGGTGGCACCGTCGCCAAACAAGTGCCCGAAATCACTTTCTACAAGAGCGGCGACGGATGTAAATTTCAGTTTTACCCGCAAGGAGTCGTTCAATTGGCCGCCGTTGACGTTACCGCTGTTAAAACTACCGATAGATACCAATGGTTGCTCTACGTAGGAATCACTATGATTATCGGCGGATTACTGGGAACAATCATTCAACGAGTCAGAAATAATGGCAGTAGCAGTAGTAGTACAAGTTTGACCACGAGTGAATTGACGTCGTTTCCTTCGATAGAATAAAGATTCGAATCTCTCAGAAAGTGATTTGAATCTAAGCGCCACCTAAATAGTAGGCTTGAAACATGTTGCAATTTTCCAAAACGTCGAAATCCTGCGGCAACGAATTGGTCATAAAATACGCCGACACGTAATCGGTGGATCCATTCAAAACAAAAATAGCGTCGACTTTAGCCGTAAATGTTGTCAAATTACTTTGCGTGGAATTATTCCACGAATTGACGTCTTGCCACAAGGGATTCATGGCCGCATTTTGAGCCAAACAAAAATGAATACGATTACCGCCCAATGTTCGAGGAGCCCAAGCAGTCGCGCGAATCGACCACACGCCGGCTTTTTTAGGTTGAAATTTTCCACTAGCATACCAGCCGCCGGTAGTGTCGTAACGTTTGGTAAAGTACGACGCCAAAGTCCACGTATTGGCTACAGCATTAAAATAAGCAAACACGTTGGTGTACTGGAGATACAACAAACTGGTTGAAGTCGCGCTTTGATTGGAAGTCGAACAGCACGTTTCAAGCTGAGCGGAAGTGAAACCGGCACCCACTAAATTACCATTAGCATCCAACATCAACAACGTATTAGCCGGAGCCGTCGATTTCTTTTGAAAAGTCGAATCTATTTTACTAGATGACCACAATGAAGTGGTAGACGGAGCACCCAATAAGCCGGAATCTTTAATATCGGATTTCAAGAGGACGTTGTTGGTGGCGGCGAGAGCATTGGAAGCTTGCGTGCAGCACGCGTTGATAAATGTGGGAGTCAAGCCGCTGTCGACTAAATTACCGCTAGCATCGGGCATCAGCAGAGCGTTAGCCGGCGCCGTCGTCTTTTTCTGATAGGTCGCATCGATTTTGCTGGACGAATACAATTTCGTGGCAGAAGTGGACGTGTCGACGATATCCGTTTTCAACAACGAATTATTGCTAGCAGCGAGAGCGTTGGAAGCTTGCGTGCAGCACGCGTTGATAAACGTGGGAGTCAAACCGCTGTCGACTAAATTACCGCTAGCATCGGGCATCAGCAGAGCTTTGGCCGGAGCCGTCGTCTTTTTCTGGAAAGTGGCATCGATCTTGCTGGACGAATACAATTTCGTGGCTGACGTGGACGTGTCGACGATATCCGTTTTCAACAAAGAGTTGGTGGCGGCATTGGCGGCCTGAGCGCAACACGCCTCTATAGATGTTTTCGTCAAACCACTATCTACTAGATTACCGCTAGCGTCTGGCGTTAGAATAGCATTAGCGGGAGCCGTAGTTTTCTTTTGATACGTGGCATCTATTTTGCTAGACGAATACAGTTTCGTAGCGGATGTGGACGTGTCGACAATATCGGTTTTTAGTAAAGAGTTATTGCTTGTAGCTAGAGCGTTGGAAGCTTGCGTGCAACACGCGTTGATGAACGTCGGTGTCAAGCCGCTGTCCACTAGGTTGCCGTTGGCGTCAGGCATGAGCAAAGCATTGGCTGGCGCGGTGGTTTTCTTTTGATAGGTGGCATCGATTTTGCTCGACGAATAGAGTTTGGTAGCCGATGTCGAAGTGTCGACGATATCGGTTTTCAATAGGGAATTGGTAGCGGCATTAGCGGCTTGCGTGCAGCACGCTTCGATAGATGTTTTCGTCAAGCCACTGTCGACTAAATTTCCGCTAGCGTCCGGCATGAGAATAGAATTAGCAGGAGCTGTCGTTTTCTTTTGATAGGTGGCATCGATTTTGGTTGAACTGTACAATTTAGTAGCCGATGTCGAAGTGTCGACGATATCCGTTTTCACTAGAGCGTTTGTGCTGGCCGTCAACGCGTTGGAAGCTTGTGTGCAACACGCGTTGATGAACGTCGGTGTTAAGCCGCTGTCCACTAGGTTGCCGCTAGCGTCAGGCATGAGCAAAGCATTGGCTGGCGCGGTAGTTTTCTTTTGATAGGTGGCATCGATTTTGCTCGACGAATAGAGTTTCGTCGCTGATGTGGACGTGTCGACAATATCGGTTTTCAATAGGGAATTGGTGGCGGCACTGACAGCTTGCGTGCAGCACGCTTGGATGGCTGTGGGTGTCAGTCCGCTGTCGACTAAATTACCGCTAGCGTCGGGCATCAGCAAAGCATTGACCGGTGCTGTCGTTTTCTTTTGATACGTGGCATCGATTTTGGATGAACTGTACAATTTAGTAGCCGAAATGGACGTGTCGACAATATCGGTTTTCAATAAGGAATTGGTGGCAGCACTGGCAGCTTGCGTGCAACACGCTTGAATACCGGCTGGTGTCAATCCGCTGTCCACTAGGTTGCCGCTGGCATCGGGAACCAAGATTGCGTTGGCCGGCGCTGTCGTCTTTTTTTGAAAGGTGGCATCGATTTTGGAAGAACTATAAAGTTTGCTAGTGGACGTTGTCGTGTCGACGATATCACTTTTTAATAAGGCATTGGCTACAGCTGTAGTGGCGTTGCTGGTTTGTTGGCAGCAGGCGCTAATGAATGCCGGCGTGATGCCGCTGTCGACTAAATTACCATTGGCATCGGGCATGAGCAAAGCATTAGCCGGAGCTGTCGTTTTCTTTTGATACGTGGCATCGATTTTGCTTGACGAATAGAGTTTCGTCGTGGAAGTGGACGTGTCGATGATATCTGTTTTCAAAAGCGAATTAGCGGCAGCACTGGCAGCTTGCGTGCAACACGCTTGAATACCGGCTGGTGTCAGCCCGCTGTCCACTAGATTGCCGCTGGCGTCAGGCATCAAAAGCGAGTTGGCTGGCGCGGTCGTCTTTTTGGCATAAGTAGCATCGATTTTACTCGACGAATAAAGTTTGGTAGTCGATGTGGACGTATCGACAATGTCGGTTTTCAATAAGGAATTGGTAGAGGCACTGACTGCCTGCGTGCAACAAGCTTGGATGGCTGTCGGTGTCAGTCCACTGTCCACTAGGTTACCGTTGGCGTCGGGCATGAGCAGCGAGTTGGCTGGCGCTGTCGTCTTTTTGGTATACGTCGCATCGATTTTAGCCGAACTGTAGAGTTTGTCAGTGGCCGTGGACGTGTCGACAATATCGGTTTTAAGTAGGGAATTGGTGGCGGCACTGACAGCTTGCGTGCAGCACGCTTGGATGGCTGTCGGTGTCAGTCCACTGTCGACTAGGTTGCCGTTGGCATCGGGAACCAAGATTGCGTTGGCTGGCGCCGTGGTTTTCTTTTGATACGTGGCATCGATTTTAGAAGAACTATAAAGTTTGGTAGCCGAAGTGGACGTGTCGACGATATCACTTTTCAATAAAGCGTTGGCCACAGCGGTAGTAGCGTTGGTGGTTTGTTGGCAGCAGGCGCTAATGAAAGCCGGAGTGATGCCGCTGTCGACCAAGTTACCGTTAGAGTCGGGCATGAGTAACGTATTGGCCGGCGCCGTGGTTTTCTTTTGATACGTCGCATCGATTTTGGATGAACTGTAGAGTTTATCGGTAGATGTCGACGTGTCAATAATATCGGTTTTCAATAAGGAATTGGTGGCGGCATTGACAGCTTGCGTGCAACACGCTTGAATACCGGCTGGTGTCAATCCGCTGTCCACTAGGTTGCCGCTGGCGTCAGGCATCAAAAGCGAGTTGGCCGGCGCTGTCGTTTTTTTGCTATACGTAGCATCGATTTTGGACGAACTGTAAAGTTTGTCAGTAGATGTCGATGTATCAACAATATCGGTTTTCAGTAAGGAATTGGTGGCGGCACCGACAGCTTGCGTGCAGCACGCTTGGATGGCTGTAGGAGTGAGGCCACTGTCGACTAAATTTCCATTGACGTCGGGCATGAGCAACGAATTGGCTGGAGCGGTCGTTTTCTTTTGATAGGTGGCATCGATTTTACTTGACGAATAGAGTTTAGTAGCCGAAGTGGAAGTGTCGACGATATCGCTTTTCATCAAAGCATTGGAAACGCCAATTTTAGCGTCAGCCGTTTCTTGGCAACAAGCACTGATGAAAGCCGGCGTAATGCCGCTGTCGACCAGATTACCATTGGCATCTGGCATGAGTAACACATTGGCTGGCGCCGTCGTCTTTTTGGTAAACGTAGCATCTATTTTAGAAGAACTGTAGAGTTTATCGGTAGATGTCGACGTGTCGACAATATCGGTTTTCAATAAGGAATTGGTAGCAGCATTAACAGCTTGCGTGCAGCACGCTTGGATGGCGGTAGGAGTTAGGCCACTGTCCACTAGATTGCCGTTGGCATCGGGCATGAGAAGCGAATTGGCTGGTGCTGTCGTTTTCTTTTGATACGTCATGTCGATTTTGGAAGAACTGTAAAGTTTATCGGTAGATGTCGATGTGTCGACAATATCTGTTTTCAATAAGGAATTGGTAGCAGCGCCAACGGCTTGCGTGCAACACGCTTGTATGGCACTAGGCGTCAGTCCACTGTCCACCAAATTACCGTTGGCGTCGGGCATGAGTAAAGCATTGGCTGGAGCGGTGGTTTTCTTTTGATACGTCATGTCAATTTTCGAAGAACTATAAAGTTTATCGGTAGCCGTAGACGTGTCGACGATATCGACAATTTTCAACGATTCATTGGCGGCTGTTATAGCGGCCGTGCAACACGTGGTAATAGCCAAAGGCGTGAGACCGCTGTCGACCAGATTACCGTTGGCGTCGGGCATGAGTAGCGAGTTGGCTGGCGCTGTCGTCTTTTTGGTATACGTGGCATCGATTTTGCTGGACGAATACAATTTGTCGGTGGCCGTGGACGTGTCGACGATATCTGATTTCATGAGTCCATTGGCTGAACCGGTAGCGGCTTGAGCGCAACAATTTTGAAGAAATTGTGGAGTGAACCCGCTGTCGACGAGATCGCCTTTAGCGTCGACGACGACGATAGCATTGGCAGGAGCGATAGCTTTCTTCTGGAACGTGTCGTCAATTTTCAGAGACGAATACAATTTAGTCGCCGAGAGGGACGTGTCGACGATATCTGATTTGAGTAGCGAGTCAGAAGCGGCGTTGGCAGCTTGCGTGCAACACGCTTGAATAGCCGCCGGCGTCAATCCACTGTCAACCAGATTGCCGTTGGCATCGGGCATGAGGAGAGCGTTAGCCGGAGCCGTGGTTTTCTTTTGAAACGTGGCGTCTATCTTGGGAGCGCTGTACAACGCGTTGCCACCGCCGTCAATAATATTGCTCGGCGACAAAGCGTTGCGAGCCGTTTCGCAGCACGCATTGACGATAGTGGGCGTCAGTCCGCTGTCGACTAAATTTCCGTAGTCGTCCATCATGAGTAAATGTTGAGAACCGGCGACAGCTCGTCGTTGGTAATTGGTATCAATATAATTGGAACTGAACGTGGTAGTGTAGTCGACGATCGTGTCCTTGATTTTATCGCAACACGAAGGCAAACTGTAGGGTGTGGTAACGATATCGCCGTTGGTATCGGTCGATAAAATACTATTGGCCGGCAATGTCACCATTTCCAGTGCGCCAGTATAGGCGTTGTACGTGACTGGTCGTTGGGTGACACTTGTTTCCGGTTTTTTAACGTACGTGGCATCCGTTTTCAAACTGCTGTAAAGACCATCGGATTTAGGCTGAACGTCGTCGATTAACGCTTTAATACTTTCGCAACACGACGTGATGAAAGGAATACCGATTTGTGAACTGGAAACGTTGCCGACGGCATCGGCGACTAAAATGGCGCCCGGTTCCAATTTAGTTCGTCGCAGAAAATTCTTGTCGGTAAAACTACTGCTGAACGTGTTGGTCAAACTAGCCGTCGTGTCATTGATGATTTTTTGAGGGCAACATTCGGCGAGTTCTTTGGTTTTCACCGACGACGAAATGAGAGCACCAGTCACGGGATCGGTGACGACGACCCGATCGGGAACTAAACTCAACATTTGACCTTCGGGACCAGTCTTTTTAAAGTAGGCGCTAGTGTAAATAGCCCCAGATAATACCAACATAACCAAAGCCACAAAGAGAGCTAATTTAGCCGTTTCATTCATTTATTGATATATACAATTAATTTAATGGTAATGAGACAATCCGACTAAAACAGTTTCATAGAAATAATTTTTTTATGAAACTCTATTCATTATTAATCGAAATATAAAATAGAGGTTTTTTCGTGGTCATGTGTCCGTAAATAGGATCTCCTTGATAGTGAAAACCGCACGCATTGGAAGCATCGATAAGATAGTTGAGGTGATGAAGTTGGATAATTTTCTCGACGTATTTACACTTGTCCGATTTGAAACTGAAAATACAAAAGTAATCATCAGAAAGACCAAACATGAGCGGAGGCAAATGTTCGCAAGCGTACAGTGTACCTTTGATGAAGAGAAATTTACCTGCGTAAAACGAGTTTGAAAAGTCTTCCGTACGCCGATTGACGTGAAACGTGACGCGAGCACCGTGATGCGTCAAATAAGCATTACGAATATTGTAGGGTACATCTTTTCTGAAGATGGAAATGGCGTTGTAAGGCGAACGGTCGCTAGAGATTTTATCGACCCAACAATTGATGGGAAATTTGTAAACGTGACCATAAGTGTTTTCTATGACGGTAAAAGTGGATTCAAACCAGCGAATATCCGGTATGGATGTTTTTATAAAATTTTGATAGTTTTTATAGACGTGCAATTTGTTGACGTTCAAAACGAGTTTGGCATTTTCCTTGACAACGGTCGTGTTTTTGAAAGGCGTCGATATTTGAAGATCGCTTTCCTTGTCGTAAATGACACTGCCGTACAAATGACAATAGCGTTCGAGCCCGACAATGAGATCGCTGGGTTTACGTATGGCCGCGCAGACGACACCGACGTCGTGTTGCGGCAAAATGAAACGATCGCGTTGGAGAGCGGGTTGAGTCAAATCGACCACCTGGTCGTACATGCAATCGCAAAATTGTTGAATGGCTTTTAAAATGGGATGCTGAGGTGCTTGACGAGCGATAATCTGATAGAGATGTAAACAGAAATATTGTATTTCTACAGTGAGCAGTTTAGAGCGAGTGTCTCTAGTTGTCTTGAAGAGTTCCGATATGGCTGGTGTTCGACTGAAATTGTGCGGCGCACACTGGAAATCGCCTCTCAAATGAGGATCGATACTGTGTCGCAAATCCATGGTGCAAAATCCAAAGTCGATCAACCTCGCTTCATATGCCATGTGAGGCAGATAAATGCCTCGTTTTTTATTGGCGTCGGCCAAAAGAAATGACGACGTCGATTTGGCCACCATCACGTTACGTAAATGAACATCAAAGTGTACCATTCCCAAATATTGCTTGATAATGTAAAAAGAATAGGTTAACTGGAAAAGAAATTGAATGACGTAGTCGACGGTGAGATGCGGTAAAAAAGTCATGACTTCATACGAGTAGCGTTCTATGAAGAGAACGTAATCTTTGTCGACAATGTTGGCACTGATGTAGTTGCAGAGAAAAGGACAGACTTTCATTTTGTTCAAATAGGAAATGAATGGGCAAAAATAAATTTCAGCCAAATCAAAGTCGAGCAACCAAACGCCTTCAAACAAAAGAGCCGATTGTTTGAAACCGTTATTGTTCATTTTGACGATGACATCAGCTTGTTTGCGGTCTACCACCTTGTGACCGTTGATTTCTAATTCGTAAATGGCTCCAAAGCCTCCCTTGGTGAGAGGAACTAGGCGATAGAGACCGCGTTTCCAAAAGTACTCAAAATCTTTATTAGTTAGACTGTTAATGGCTGTAGCGACATTATTAAAAAAAGAAGCAAACATTTTATCGAGAGAAAAGCAGTAAATAGTATTCATGATGCAACTCGTTTATTGAGAAAAAAAATTTTCATTCATCGTTCAAAAAAACCGTAACAAAAGCGGTAATATTGGTATTGCAGCGAGGGCAGATGCCGTACTGACAAGCGCAGGTGGCGCAGAGAAACGAACATCCGCACGGTAGGAGAACGGTGTCTGCAGTGTTGGGACATTCGTCGCAAAGAGTGGCGTCATTCACCGAGATTCGCGTACGTTGGTCGTGCAGAGGACAAAAAAGGGCGTGTTCATCGATAGAGTTGCAGACAAAGCAAACGTTTTCGTTGCACGAAGCGTGACGAAAAAAGCCTTTAGAAGCTAAATGCAAATAATTGGGATCTCTGTTATAAGAGATGAAGCGCAATTCAAATTTGGCCCACGCCGGATGATTCATCTGCATCGGATAGGCTAAAAAGTTAAAATTTTAAAATAATCAGCAGGTTGGCGACAGAGCGGACAGTGGTCGACATTTAGAGCACAATTGGGACAACAAACGACATGTTTGCAGGGAAAAAGAATGGTGGCGGCTTCGAAACAAACGACGCACGTCGAGCGAGACTTTTTACCTGGCACGTGTTGGTAAAAAATACAACTCGACGAATGAGAGTCAACGTTGCCACAGTAAATACATAATTTCTGGATCCAAATGTCTTTCACGGTGGCTTGCAACATGGCACCGAATGATTCCATCATAAACATTTCACCTACAATCTGCGTCGAAATTCCCGTCATGCCGCAGTTGCAGACTTTAAAAAAGATGGGCGTCGATTTATAGGGAAATATATAGAGACATTGCAATTGGGATTTGAGACATTTCAAGCAATTAAAAACTACGTAAGCAGAATGTGATTGATAGAAGCCACACGAGGCGGCGGACGAGTCGATGGTTTTCGCTCGATTGTCCACCGACATGAAATACTTGAAAAAAGGGGAACGAAATCGCGAAAACCCTACACACACACACATACACACAGATACACACAGATAAGTAAAAGTTCAACATAGCAGCAAAACAACAGTAAACTCACCCAAAGAATTTAAATAAGGACAGCAATCGCAAGATGTCAACGATGAAAACGTCGTCGTCGACATCATGGCTCCAGCCGAAAAAGGAGCTAAAGCAGTCGAAGCCATAAAAGCAGCTGGCGGAGTAGAAATGACTGGAGCAGGCATGGTTATGAGTATGGTAGCGAAAATGCGGACCATTTTATACGCAGTTGTGGATCGAAATCGTCATGACAATGCAAAAACCCAACAAAAATTGTCATGACAACGGGAAATAGCCACAGAAATTGTCATGACTACGGAAAATAGCCACAGAAATTGTCATGACTACGGAAAATAGCTACAGAAATTGTCATCACTACGGAAAATAGCCACAGAAATTGTCATGACAACAACGATAACGCGTAGCAAACGGCGAGGAAAACGTTGGAAACTTGAAGCAAAACGTTTACACTTTTTTGCTAAGGAAATGTTGCAAAACGTTTACACTTTTTGCTCTGGAAATGTTGCAAAACTTTACACTTTTTGCTCTGGAAATGTTGCAAAACTTTACACTTTTTGCTCTGGAAATGTTGCAAAACTTTACACTTTTTTGCACTTTTTTTTGCTCTGGAAATATTGCAAAACGTTTACACTTTTTGCTCTGGAAATGTTGCAAATCGTTTACACTTTTTGCTCTGGAAATGTTGCAAAACGTTTACACTTTTTTGCACTTTTTTCTCTGGAAATGTTGCAAAACGTTTACACTTTTTTGCTCTGGAAATGTTGCAAAACGTTTACACTTTTTGCTCTGAAATCCGGTGTGTCACACAAAGAAACAATGTTTTCACAAACTTTAGGAAATCCAGTGTGTCACACAAAGAAACAATGTTTTCACAAACTTTAGGAAATCCGGTGTGTCACACAAAGAAACAATGTTTTCACAAACTTTAGGAAATCCGGTACGTCAAACACACAAAACAGTGTTTTCCCAAAACTTTTCCTGTTTGTCACGTGATTTGTCAGGGAATACTCGAGCAAAATACGAAAAGCCGCACGGAAGTTGGAACAAGTGATTTTTTCCGTGGAATCCAAGAAAAACTTGTTCCCAAAACTTTTTCTGTTTGTCAAGGAATACTCAAGCAAAATACGAAAAGCCGCACTGACGTTGGAACAAGTGAATTTTTCCCAAAAATCCAAGAAAAACTTGTTCCCAAAACTTTTTCTGTTTGTCACGTGACCGTCAGGGAATACTCAAGCAAAATACGAAAAGCCGCTTTTACGTTGGAACAAGTGATTTTTTCCCTGAAATCCAAGAAAAACTTGTTCCCAAAACTTTTTCTGTTTGTCAGGGAATACTCAAGCAAAATACGAAAAGCCGCTTTTACGTTGGAACAAGTGATTTTTTCCCTGAAATCCAAGAAAAACTTGTTCCCAAAACTTTTTCTGTTTGTCAGGGAATACTCAAGCAAAA